GGGGCCAGTGAAACCCTGGAAACCCTGGTTACCCTGGGGTCCAGTAGGTCCAGTAGGACCAGCAGCACCGGAAATCTCAACCCACTGGGAAGACGTTCCGTCATTATAGAAAAAGAAAGCTTGAGCAGTATCGGTGTCAAACCAGACATCGCCAACCGCAGGACTTGCTGGTGGAGTCGAAGATGCCACAGCAGACACGCCTTTAGCGCCTGTGGGGCCAGTTGCCCCAGTCAAACCAGTTGGACCTATTGGTCCAGTTATGGTATTTACTGCTTGATTAACCCATTTTGCGACCGAAGAATTCCAAACTATAGCATCACCTTGGACAGGAAATCTTGCTTGAACATCTAATAAATCACTTAATAAAGCATTTGTTTTAACTGTGGTTGAATCTGTTTTAAAATTTGCATCTGTTTCATAGCCGGCGTTAGGGGTACTACCGGTCGTTAAGCTAGATGCGCCGTAGAATCGGCCGCCACCACTAGACTGGGTAAAAACTAAAGAAACCGGATCCCTTCCAGCAACACTTGAAGTTGGAGAATATGCAGATGTTTGATTGAAATTATCTACAATTCTATAACTGAATAGGTATCTTGAATCGTTTACGTAAAGCACACCTTCAGCACCCGCATTAGCCACACCAATAGTCGCCGCTTTTATTTCCGCTTTAGATATATTTACCTGATCGACCGTTGAACTAAAAATAGCTTGACCAGAAAATACACTTGCTCCACCAGAACTGGCAAGTCTGTCAACAAATTTAATTTCATACCTTAGAAAATCACCTTCTTGATTCTCAAGCTTAAGGGTAAAATTATCTTGGCTTATACTTAAAATAGGAGCCTGTACGGGCGTTTGCGGCTCATCGTTAACACATTCAAGAGTTGTTGCATCCGAAAAAGCACCCGATTTTGCATACGTCACGATTTCTACATATACAATTGGGCTTGGTAACCCAAAATACTGTTGATTTTGCTCGTACGTAAAGAGATAGGTGGTGTCCCTAGTCGTTAGAGAAACCTCTGCGCCATCATTATCGCTCAGTGTTAATTCAAAATAATCAAAATCAGCGAGTTGTGAACCATCCGTATTAGTTAACACCGGATCCCAAGTGAGCTTTAAATCCCTAGAAGAAAAGAAAGCAGGCTGCAAATTTTGCGGCTTAGAAGGCTTAAGGGCACTCAAGGGAGTCTTAAACTCTACCGCATCAGACCATTCGGATGCCACGTTAAAATTGTTAATGGCCCTTACACGAACAATGTACCTTGAATTTGGCAACAAGTTTGGAAGGGTCTGCTGAACCTGATTTAAACTATTTGGCGTCGAACCAGGCTCTTCATTCGGTAAATTTTCTATAAGATTATTATCATCTACCATATTAGATACCGGCTATCCTACCAGACCAACCAAACTTGTTGTATTGCTCTTCGCCAAGGTCGATTGCGACACTGTGCTTTTTATATTTAAATGACCTTAATTTAACATTATTTGACGAAGATGCCGGATTCTTCTTGCCGGTTACTTTAACCCTAATAATATGTGGACCATCAGATAATTGTGATTTTACATAAATACTTTGAGATTGCAAATCTGTTGAGTTATATAAATCTATTTCTTCCCAATCGAGTAAATCTACCTGTACTTCAATAATACCAAAATTTGGACCCTTATCCATTATTAATTGAACTTGTGGCCCATAAAATTCAAAAGACGCTCTAGCATCTTGCGTTGAAGATTCGCCCAAAACCCAGTGCTCACCAGGTCTAGTGTAGGATATGAGTTGATCAGAAAAGCCAATTTGAAGAGGCCAATCAAGCTCCGAAGACGAAGACACATATGGGTTCCCTAATGAGTAAACAGTTTTACGAAATGGATTTGAATAATATATAAAATATTCTTCTGTTGACTCATTGGCGCTTAATGGCTCTTGTAGTAAAAAACGAATTCTATAATAATTAGAAACACTTTCGTAAACCCTAGGGAGTCTACGCCAAACATCCGGAACTGTACTGACCAAATAAAGCACCTCTAAATCTTTAAGGTCTTCAGATTGAACTTTATTGAGATTAGATATCTCCTTAGAAACAAACGCTGTGATAGGGTGACCACTAGGCAAACCATCTGGGGTCGCAGTGATCTTTAAGTTTCTTCTTACCGAATAAAATTTGCTCCACCAAATTTGAGACCTTACGATCTCAACAGGTTTAACCTGTTCTAGATCCGCAGAAATGAACAACTCTTGTTGCTGAAGTGTATAAGTAGTCGTCATTGTATATAGATCTTTATATAACCTTCAGGAATTGATAGCGTATCGCCATTGTTTAACACTACCGATGTTGGAGTTGCGGCAGAAATATATAAATTGTCAGAAAAAAGCATTCTTCCGCCACTTAACCCTTCCCATATGGCTATATGGGTTATTTCTGAGGCTGGCAAATTAGGGAAAACAATATTGTTAGAGTTGAGAATAAAAACAACATAAACATTATTAACAAAGTCTTGATCCGGTGAATCAAAAAATATACGTTGCCTAGAATACGATCCCCCTTCCAATTCGTCAGAACTAGAAGCTGCATCTGTCGGGTCAGATATATGAAGTGACAAATAAAGTTCTTCCGGGCGTTCAGCCGCAACAGTAGCGACATCACCGCGAAAAAAATGATTAGCCACAGCAATTGCGTAGAAATTAGAAAAACCACCCATTACAATCCAACTTTACCTAGACTACATATCAATAGTAATTACTCGTCAAACCCAATACCATCTCTTTTAGTAATCTGTATTTCATATATTTGATCAGGATCTTGTGATTCCCAAAAAAAATTTGCATTTAGTATGGTTGCTTCACCAATTGTGCCGCCATCGCTGTAACCAACTAGTCGCAAATTCTTCGGCGGTTCAACAGTCTGGCTTACATCTACAGCGGATACAGGAAGACTTCCGGGCACTATGCTTCCACCACCAATTTGGGCCGACCCGTCAAAACCCGTATGCTGATGCTCTGAGATTATAACCCCATCAATTTTGACGCCTTGACCAACCTGTATATCACCAGTGATTTTATCCCCAGATTTTAAAATATATTGTGGATGGGCCAATGGGTCTTCCCTATTTGCCAAAGTGTTGTGCGTTGATATCATCGAAGTTGAATAATTTTGTTGAGTAGCAAATTCTTCTAAAGATTTTTTTAAACTTAAATTAGTTTCTTCATCTGGAACCGTAGTCAAAAATGGATCAACAGTTTTACCACTTTTTTGAGAAAACTGTTCAAAAACTTGACGCAGACTTTCTTGCCTGCCAATATTGGCTTCAGCGCTTGATATGATTGATTCAAAAATTTCGTTCCTTTGAAGAAGATCTGTCAAAGCAGCATGCATGTTGAGATTTAAAGATTCGCCGGCTTTTATTATTTCACGGCCCAAAATGCTGCTTTCGTCTGCCTTAAACATAAGATCTGAACCAGCTTTTTTATGAAATCTAATAGCTGGCCCTAAAAACTTTGAATAAAAAATATCTGAAGATACTAAGAAGTATTTTTCAAAATCAGAAACTTGCCTATCAATTTCTAAATTAAGCGCATTTATTCTGGCCTTAAAAAGAGCCTGGTATCTGCTTGCGTCTTCTTCTGTGAGAGTAGCCATTTCGGATTCCGGTATTTTGGATGTATCTTTTTGATCTCTCTCCGAAAAAAATGAGGATAGCCTCTGTGTGTGTGTAAGGGCTGATGACGACCAATCTTGGAATAGTTCTGCGATTCTTTTTTGCGCGGAATCATTTACATCACTAATAATATCTTCATCTAAAAACCCCTTTATATTTTTTGCTTCAGTGTTAATAACCTTAGCCAGTTTGCGCACATCTAAAGCGCCAGATCCTTGCTCACCTCTAAGGTTTTTTGTATATTCATCTTTAATAATTTTTGAAGACCTATCCAACCTAGGCTCTAAAGCGCTATACTGCTCATAGGTTACATAATCCTTCACATCGGGCATACTACTTGGCCATATAGCTTTTTGTGCCTCCATAACTTTATTGTTACGAATCTTTAAAGCAAAATTTTTTAACTTATAGTCTGCCTGCGATAAAATCGCGTCTGTTTCAGTAATAACCCTTTGGATTTGATTTTCCAAAAATTCATATTGATAAATTTGATCATCAAAAGTGTTAAAGAAATCCTGAACCTGAGAAGCATTCGTGCCGTCTTGCGGTTTGTATTCTTTATTTGGTCCCTTGTAACTTAAGTCATCACGTTCTTGTGTCATATCAATCCTTCATTAAAAAAACAACTCGTAATCAATTTGCGTAATCCATTCTATATAAAGGGGATCATAAGACTCAAACGGAGGAATATAACCCGGTATACGTGGAACATCTGGCTCTTCTGGTTGAGGCTCAACAAAAACGGCATCTTCTATTTTAGAAACCTGAACCTCATTAATTGTATCTTGATTTTTATTTACCCAAAATAGCTTAGCGTCTAAGAAATTGCCATAAGAATTAAAATCAATTACCCTCAAACTACTTGGTTTATAATCATAATTTTTACTGATTAAATCCGTAGTAATTGAACTATCTTCAATGTCTTTGCCGTTTATCTTATGGGAATTATCGGAATCGTTATGCAAATGATCCGAAATATCTATATCGCCAAATTTAATACTTTTATCAAGTAGCAAATCTCCACTTAAATAATCATTAGACTTAAGTAAATACTGTTCATGAGCTTTTTTATCTAAACGCCCAGACAAAGAGTTATGGTCACTTGTTAGTGCAACATTTTTTTCGGCTTGTATTAAAGCCGAAGTTTGATCACCCTTAGACAAGTAGGTAACTGGCGTTACGCCACTTGACTGTAGTTGCCTTATATATCCAAGATAGTTTTCTCGTAAAGAAATTTTTTCTTCTAAAGTTGCAATCATTTGGTCCAATTTATATGTTCTGTCAGAAACGTCATAAAGGCTAGTCACAACGTTTCTATTGAATGCATCGTCGACGTCTTTAGTCCAAAGGCCCAAGTCAGTAAGACTAGAGCCTGGAGAGTAACTATTTGGAGACTTATTTTTGAGCTGGACAAGTGGTGCGACAACTTTGCTATAAAAATAATTAGAAGAATCAGTAAAAAAACGGCGCAAATGATCCATATCTTTATCTATCTCATCATTTAACCCGTTAACAGAAAGCAAAAAGAGAGATTGATGCTTTATGGCGTCTTCTTTAGAAAGTTTATCTATTTCTTCTTTAGGCAGTGATCGATTTCTTTGCTCTTGAGGTAAGGCAAAAAATGAATCAATTTTATTAAGATGAGATTTAATTAATGAAGTAAACCCAACTAATAATTCAATTAATCTAATCTCAATTGAACTATTACTTCCAAAAAAATCCAAATTAATAATTGTTTCAATTTCTTGAGCTTCTAAAAGTATTATCTCCACTAAATCTTTAATATCAAAAGCTGAAGAACCATTAGGTTTTCTTAAATCTTTTTTATATGAATTAAATAAAAATTTAGAAGACCTATTTGATAGGTCTAGTTGTTTTATTTGATCATAAGAAATTAAATCACTCTTAAAATCATTGAAATTTAACCAAATATTACTTGCCGCTTCTTTAATTTTCTCATTTTGCCCAGCGTCAAAAACAAATGTAGATAATTCATCGTCACATTTGCTTAATATGATATTGCTTCTATTTATTATGTGGATAATTGCATCTTTTAGTGTACCAAGTGAATCTGGCGCGAAATCAACACCAAGTGATGGGATTTCCCTTTGAGAAGTTTCGGAGCCAGGCTGGGGTTTATATTCTTTTTGTGGACCGGAATAAGAAAGATCGTTGTTACTCATTAAAAAGACTTTCTTCTAAAATTCTTATTTCCTCTTTTACCTGAATAAGACATTGAACGCCTAAACATAACCGGAGCAGCCCCTTTATCGCCCCACCTATCTTCTATAAATTCCTCTTCTGCTGTCCTGTCTGAACTATTCGAAGATAAAGTAAACGTAGGCAAAAACACATCGTTGCCTATCGCCACCACTTTAGTTGAAACTCTTGATTTCATTAGTTCACCATAGTTTTCGTTGATCGCGTGGCAGGCAAGCATCAGTGCATCGTGTGCGTGGTCCTGTGCCGTGCCAGATGCCTCATAAACGGGACGACCGGAAGCAGTTTTGCGGGCAACTACATAGGCGCTTAATTGTTTATAAAGTTCTGTATCTTGCGTTGGAAAAATAAGCTCGTTTTTTTCTAGCATTTGTCTTACACTGTCAACCATGAAAGGTTTAATTTCTTTTTTCATTTTTTGTTGAGTAAAAGGATCTCTTATTTCTATATTTTCTGCTGAAGAAATACCTTTAACCTTTGTCGCCAAACCCGATAACCTATTTTCTGCGCCATACTTGTGAAGAAGTTCAATTTGGACTTCCCCAAAACCTCTATCAACATAAATATGCTCTGGTAAAAATATTTCATTTAATTGAATTATTCTTTCAACAGCTTTTGTAAGGGTGTATTCCTCGCGCAAAGTCTCCTCGCGATAAGCGAGTCGGACTCTACCGCTGAACTCTGGTTTAGAGGCTTTTTCGTTAACCTCCAAAACAACTATGTTAACACCAGCACCATATTTATCCCAATCAACACCAAATACATATTTAGCTTTTTGCTCTTCGCGCCTCGGATGATAATCCCAACCAGGATCTACAAACGCTGCGTCAATAAATCTCCTTGGATAGACACCTTCAGCGTTTTCTCCCCAGTCTGCCTCAACCTCGTGGCGATAAGCCATCTCCGAAGTATACTGAAGGCGAAGTTCTCTTTCTGTGTCATTTGTCATCATTGGGTTTACGTACGAAGGAAACCAAAATTCTTTAAAAATTCCTGTATTATCTATATCCGTACACCAAGCGTAAAATATTTCTCTTTTACCGGTTGGTGTTGAAGCTCCAATTAAAATTTTATCTGGCTGATTTTCATCTGTTTTCTGTAGCATAGCCATTACTGCTATAAGGTCATCTGGGTGCATGTAGTCTAACTCGTCAAGCACTATGAGGTGCGCCTCCTGACCGCGGACAACATCGCTTCTTCCGCCACTTCTCATGCCCGATGTAAAGAACGATATTTGACTACCATTCGAAAATTCAATCACAAACTGTGGACTTGTTACGCTTCTGATTATCGATTGTTTAACCAGTTCACTATTTGATGCATACTTAAGGATTTCTTTGTAAATAACTTCAACCTGCGCCTTCATTGGCGCAATAACAATGGACTTTGCATTTTTATTTGTGTACGAATAATGCAAAAGCAGTAGAGACATACTGACCGTTTTACCCAAACGCCTTCCAGCCCTCAACACTTTTCTTAAAGATGGATGACGTAATATTAAGGTCTGATAAACTCTTGGCTGAATATCGAGGAAAGCTCTTGACCAAGTGATTACATCCTTTGCGACATGAAGCTCCCTTTGCTGGGGTGTCGTTAAGCCGATGTCGCTTAACTCTTGACTAAAGACAAAAGGCTCATCAATTAGTAAGCTTAACTCTTCTTTTGTGAGTTGCCGGCCATCAATAGGTGTACCGTCACTCCATGTGAGATGCTTTAACTTATTAGCAAAAACGTATTCAATACGATTAATCTGCTTTATATACTCCGGATTTTGATCCCCGATTATATCTAACAGCTCTTCCCGTTCAAGTTCTACTAATTTTTCCCTAAACTCTTTTGTTTTTTCGTTTAACATTAACCAAAATGCGCATGCATTGCGCCAGCCTCGGAACCCAATACGCTTCTTGCATTGAGTCTAGAATTTTGAATTGCCTGAACACCTCGTGCCCTTGAAGTTGCGGCTACCGTATTATCCCTATAGCCCATACCCATAACGCCCTTATTTATGCTACCCTTATAAGATATTGCCGCTTCTTTTGCAAAATCTACGCCGCTCTTAAAGACTTCTACACCAAGTTTACCTACATCCATAGCTAAATCTGCCAACATAACTGCACCCACAATTTGACCTACAACAGGCACAGCTTGAAGGGCTGCAGCAGTAGCTAGCCTAGCTCCAACTTTTAATCCAGCTTTACCGCCAATTTTTCGAGCGGCATTAAACGTTACTTTTTCTCCAACTTTTAAACCTGCTTTTTGAAAAAGTTGTTCACTACCTTCCCTTACAACAAATTGACCAGCCTTTTTTTCAAAACCGCCAGATTTCATAAATCTTTCTGCAGCTTCTCTTCCCGCTGTATAGGCTTTATTGCCGGATCTTGATGCGGCTTCATCTACAATCCCCATGCCTTCGGAACCTAATCGTAATTGACCCATAAAACCCGATACCCTACCAGATATGGCCCCATCAACACTTGCATAGGTTAACCTTGCAGCTTCGTCTGATGTTGGATTAACTGCGGATATTCTAGCTAAAGCATCATCGGTTTTGATCATTTTTCCGGTTTTTAACTCTTGAAAACGAAGTGCTTTTTCATTAAATTGAACACCAGAAGACATACTACGGAATGAATCTAGTAAGCCTTTATCTGTTTCTCCAAGAAAATTCATCACATTACTACCAGGCATCTTGCCCCTGGCCATTTTGTCTGCGGCAGTTACCCTAGATAAAGTTCCGATACTAAACGCCGGTCCTTCATTAGTGTAATCTGCCATCCTAAGCTGAAATCTACCCAACTTAGACTTATTTGCCATATCTCTTGCTTCTTGCATTGAAATACTTTTAGCGTTAGCCATTTTTTCAATGCCTTTTTGAGACATTGTTCCAAGACCAAATCTTCCGTTAACGATAGGATTTCCAACAAACTTAGTTAACATGTTAAAAGGCGTGTAACTTTCGGACGCCACTAAACCACCAGGTGGAGCAGGCCTATACTTGCTGGCCCTAAAGGCGTAATTTGCGGTTTTGGTGCTTCTACCCCCCAATGCCGATTGAGACGGCAAATTACGCAAAAAACGTGGGCTAAACGTTGCCCTAAAACCCGATATCTGATTAATACCAGGTGCGCCATACCCTATCGTTCTTGAGCCCCTATATGTATTCCAAAACGTAGACTTTACGGGTCCAGGTACAGTTTTGTTCAATTGATCAAGAATAGGGCTAGGAGCCACTAAACCGGCCTCCTCCGCAAACCCGCTCACTGCACCAACAGTTCTATTTTGTGCACCCATCATCACAGAAAGACCGTCGACAGAACCGCCCTGATCAATTGGCATACCAGTGTTTGGATCGACTAGCATTATCCGCGCCTTAAGTTATAGGAACCAAGAACTATATCGCCTGTTGCCGAATTCCATCTCCTTGTAGTCATTCTCTGTGGAAATATTGAATTTTCGTATTCAGAATACCCCCGCGTTGTTGAGTATTCTGCGGCATTTTCAAGGATTCCTTCAGCTTGCATCCTATCTGCTCGCCTAAATTCGAACGCTGTTGTATTTAGACTTTTCCTTGAGAACATATTTGCGACATTTTCTCTAGGAAATAATACTCTTCCAGCGTTTGAATTTAAAGCACCAGATGCAGCTCCTGCAATGGCGCCAATTCCTGCGCCAATAGCCCCACCAGCTAAAGCACCAATCTTACCCCTTCCAAGCACGGCCCCAATCCCACCGCCAAATACTGCGCCACCAGCAGCTGATGACCCAGGAGTAAACTCCATACCGAATGGAAGGCCTACAAAATTACGTGCCGAAAGATCAGTACCTAGTACCATGTTGTCTATTTGATCCGTGCCAAACACTGCTTCTTGGGTAGCATTCATCGTGTATTGGATTGGATCTTGGCGGGCTGCGCCGTACCCTGCTGCGGCAATAAGTCCAGCTGCAACACCAAACTTTTTGAGCTTAGAACTGGATGCAACTTTTGCGCCTACTTTTAAAGTACTAGCCATAACTCAACCTATCGATAAAGATGAGAATATTTTTGATGCCCCATTTGGGTGTGACCTATTTTGTTGGCATCAAGATCTCCAACTACATAAGATGTTAGTAATGGGTCCATTAGTCTTCTCGCAGGTGCTGGTTGCATTCCCATTTCTCTTCTGTAGTTTATATAATCAGAAGATGTTTCTATCGGTTGTTGCTCCATTGTTTCATCATAAAATTCTGATTCACGTTTTTTCTTAGCAAAAAGATAACCACCAACACCAATGGCTGCAACACCAAGTGCAAATGGGGTAGATTTTTTAACTCTGGCATAATTTTCAAATACTTTCCTAGCAATATCGCTCCTGCCAGAAGCATCAGCAAACTGTGCAGCAGTTACGAGTCCACCCTTGCCTGGAAGACGCGCATATTCAACCATTTCATCCAAAAGATTTTTTGCTCGCTCTGACGACTTTGCGTAATTAACTTTCTCCTCATCTGTCATAAACCTATCGAGCACAAATGGACCAACCCTGGCAACTCTATCGCCACCAGTTGGCGTAACCATATCCAAAAGCCTAACCTTAAAAGGTATTTGCTCGGTATCTCTTAGCATCGACTCGAATAGGACACTTTCTTTGAGTACGTCCCCTATCTGTTGAGCTACCTCACCACGAAAACCGCCAACACTAACGCCAAACTGCTTTCCCGATGTAGCCAAGCCCTCTAACAAATCGGCCTTTGTTGCACCACTTCCCTTAGTTGTGAAGAAATCACGAAAAGTTTTATTAGTACCCTCAATTAAATCATCTTCATCTAAATTATCTATATAGTCAATTAATGTTTGCAGTTCTTCCTCAGCCAGAGACCTAGTTAAGCTTATTCCGCTTTGGAACTCCCCAACTGAATCGTCAAGGTATTCGAAAGTACTTAAAGACAGCAAATCTCCAGACTCGCCCATAACTCCTGCCGCCTTTAATATTTCGACCGGAAGCTGAACTTTACCGCCCCGAGTCAGCATTGCGTCATCCCACAGACCGAAGTGACTGATCCCAATATCGTCTGCCAACTTAGACACCGCCCCATAATCGGCACCGCCAAACGCAACGGCTTGTGTGGATGTAGCCCTAGCCATAACATTTGTCACAACGGCTTCAGGCAAACTTAGGCCGGCAAATGGGACTCCATTTCTTTCCATTGCGGTTTGTACAGCCGAAAATTCTCCAGCAGAAACATTTCGCTTAAAGAAGGTTCCAACCCTATTTAAAAGTCCGGAGTAAGGGTTATCCCTACCAGTCATCTTGCGAAAATTACCTAGATTAAAAAATGTTTCATCCGTTACTGGACCAACATTTTGTGGCGCAACTAAATTCCTCGTTAAAAAAACTTCTTGCTCAACTGGTGTAAGTTGGGGGAAAATTGAGAATTTTTCTATGTCATCAGACAAAAAACTCTGAAGTTCTTTAGCAGTACCGGAAAACTCTACGCCTTTACCACTAGTTATTGTATGTATTAATCCGGTCGGGGTTTCTTGCGAAGTTCTTTGGAGTCTTTCCATTACGCCCGTTTGGGAATCAAGCATTCCGAAACGAATCCTATTATCATCTTGCTCTTTCATTAAGGCTTCAAACATGTTTTCGTCTATGTTTCTTACGTCAGCTATGTTTGAAATGGGTGTCGGCGCGTAAGAGCGTCTAACAAATGTTCTTAATCTAGAATAAAAAGTTTTTTCGTCTGCAGTTAACGAAACGCCCGGTTCTGCTAAACCTAAACCTTTTTCTACTAAAGACTCTTCATTCATGTATTTAAACAATTTTGCCGTCAAAAGAGTGTCAATATCAGATTGGTGCATTGCGCCAGATTGTGTCATCCCCAGAAGTCTCATTACCTCATTTCGCCCAGCTTGTCCGCCCCCTGCATCCTCCACCATTCTGTCAATCAGATTGGTTTGTAGTATAAGATTTTCTAGGGAATGAGTCGTTTTTTTGCCGGCAAAAGCTAATTCGGGAGCTATCTGAACATCTGGCAGCCTATTCCTAGCGATTGCCAGGGTATCAATAACGGAATCACCTTTTCCAATTTTAGCAGCAACCTGATCTACTAGCTCAACGAATTCTGGATCAAGGTTGTTAAGATAAACGCTAGTTAATCTTGATCCCACTAAAATTTGATCGATATCGAACTGAACATTATGACCCATAACGTAGTCAGAGTCCCTCATTCTAAGCAAAAGAGGTTTTAACGCTTCCGCAAATTGTTTACCGGATCCTACATCATCGATAATATCTTCCGGCTGGGCAGATCTTCTTGCTATATCGTCAAAATATTCAAAAAGCCTGTTATTCTGACCCAGAAGAGGATTTCTAATCATGCCAACTTGGGCTGATGCGGTCGTAAAAAACTTATTAAACGGATCCACAATTTCATCGACACCAGCTTGACCACCAACCATCAATGTCGAAGCAGAAACCTGCCTAATATTGCCTCTACCCAATGACAGACCAAGTGTTTCTGTATCAAAAACCAATATATTACTACCATCTGGTATTGCCATCGCGCCAGAAGCTAATCTATCTACTCCGCGCATATAGTCAGCTTTCATTATATTGGTGCCAAATTTAAAAGCCTTGTAAATCTCTTCGTCGGAAACATCTCCTGTCCCCTCAAGTGCCATCAAGACCTTTTTCGCCTGAACCTCATCAACTTGAATATTCAAAGTGTTTAATATTGTCGCTAAAGGATTTCTTTGTGATGGGGGATTTATATTTCCCGCCTCAACCCTAAACCTCAATAATCTGCCCGTCTTTAAATCCTCCCCAATTTCTAAAAGCGAAGAATTACTCGATGGTGCCTGACCCCCAAGAATTGAAATTAATTCCTGCCTATCTCCCAGCATGGTGTTGAACTGAAACAAATCACGAAAATTTGCCATGACTCGCTCTTTTTCTTCTATAGAAAGACCGGCGATCAAACTTTGCAAATTAATATTTGTTTCAGCCATAGTCCCCAAAACGGTGACAGCATCATCTCCCGCGCGAGCGTAGGCTCTTTCAAGCACATAATCTTGTATTCTTACATACCTGGCGAAAAAATCTTCGACCCCTTCTTGGGTAACTCCTTCGACCTTAATTGGAGGCATTTTAGCCTTCTACTACTTCTGCGTCTATAATGTCCATTTTATTTTTAAACAATTCTTTATCATTTTCGACATATTCATCTATATCTTCAATGCCAAGTCTTTGTTTGAGTAGTTTTTCCTTTTGCTGCTCTACATCACGAATTGTATCCATCCAGTTAGATATTAGTTGAGCGCTGTCTAGTTGTATTTGGCCGGCTTTTGCCCTCTGTTCGCGAGTAGCCATCATTTGATTACGAATTTCTTTTTTGCGTTTTAAAAGCTTATCGCTCAACTCAACAGCAAGATGCATTTCTTTCTTGATAATTGGTCTACCCTGATCATCTATTCCGATGATATTTTCCTGTATAAAACTTTCTTTTGCTAATATTTTTGTCGCGCGTAATTGTTGAACTTCTTGATCTACAAGGTCTCTAACCATAGAAACTTCAATCAAGTTTTCTGGGTTAACACGCAATTCCGACATTATGCTCTCCATAAATTGAGAAACTAAAGCCATTTCAATTGGGCAAGGCTTACCTTTGGGTGCAACGTTTTGCTGCTCCAAGGGGCAAGTGTCGGCAAAAGGGCATTTTTCTGCCGCACATCTCATTGGAATAGATGAGAACAAGGAGGTTTTAGTTTTTGCCGGCCTTATAGCCTCAGCCGCCAAAGAAAGCTGCTTTTCGTCAGCGTAAAGATCAGGAAGAAAAAAATCAGGCCTTAGTGTTTCAAAGTCTTTTAGGAAATTTTCTTTATCTACCTTTTCAATTTCTCCCATGATACAAATCTCCCCAAGTAGACTTTTCTAAAATGCCATACTTATAAGTTTCTTGCAAAAAACTCAAACACCTTTCACATAGGTACTCAAATAAAGTGGTACCATTAGGCCTGTCTTCATGACAGAGAAAACTTAACTCAAACTCACATCTCGGACAAATCACTATAATCTTGCCTAATTTCATGCAACGCTTTTATTAGTCCAGCTTGCAGTTTTTCAGCCAATTCTGCGTCAGCGTCAGCACTAAACACGACTCCAATTTCTCGCATTTGCTCGGGCGAAAGCAACGCATTCAACACATATCTGCTTCCACCACAAAGTTCACAAAATTCATCCATAGTGCACTGACATGGGACTATAATATCAAAGAACTCAAGTGCTTGAGCAACTTCTATCCAGCGACGCTTAAATACACCTTTGATTTGCTCTTTATAGGCGCGCAATTTAGCCCTATCATCGGATAGTAGCGTTCCCAAATCAAGACTTTGTTTCATCAATTCTTTATTTACTTGGTATAGATAGTTTGGTAACTCAAAGTCTCCAAATTCATTAACATAATTTCTCCAGTCTAAAGATCTAGACATAATTCTCCAAACTTCTTCAGGAACCTACGGGCAAACCCGTTCTCGGATTCACTAATTTTGCTGCCTGCCTAATAGGCTTTCTTGCTCCACCGTATGTGCCACTCATTGTAACGGCGGAATTGACGGCAGAAGACCTAACGGCGGAACCGCCACTCCTGGCTATTAGGCCTTCGCCAAGAGATTCAATTGCCTTACCTATACGTTTAATCATAGGATCACACTACCTACGCGTATCCGCCCATAGATTTCGGGATTAGTCCGTCAACAGCCGAGGATTGACCTGCACGCATTTTTCTATTATACATGGTATTTTGCCGCGTCATATCGGAGGTCCTTAAACCCATAACTGGTGTATTTTGACGATTTTTTAAAACGGCACCTCCAGCCGCTGCAGCACCTAATGCCACTGCCGTATATGGGTTCCTTCCCATATAGTTCATCGTCCTCCCAGCAGAACCGACAAATGGCGCAGCCATCTTCTTTGCTCTTCCGCCTGTTGTAGACATTGTTCTCGCTGTACTCATCGTTCTTGTTCCAACGTTTTCCAGTTTTCTTATTGTGGGAATAATTGAACCCATTGCTTTTTTAATCATTAGAAATCCTAGTAATTATAAATACCTTTAGGTAAGCCACTAGATGGATCAACTGCCTTGCCCGTTTTGTTGGCCAACATACCAAAAGTGGCGCCACCAACAACCAAACCTGCCGCTACTTTCTTACCGTGGCCAGCCATTAATCTTGGAGATGATGGTGGTGCAGCCATTGCATTTAGAGACCCCATTGGAGCAACTCTACCTCGGTTTGGTCCATTAATATACCTAAAACCACCCGAACGACCCAGTCTTGGGTCGAAGGCGACATTTCCGCCGACCGGAGATCTGGCTCCACCTTGTATAATTTTTGGTACAGCCTTGCTAGTTCCTCCGGCAGCCTTTATTATCGGTTTAGGTTTGAGCATGGCGCTACTCCAAATGGGATATTACAAAAGTTGTATCAAAATGCAGTTCGAAAATAGTTCCTCGTTTAAAAGTGTTTTCCATAATTAGTTCAGCTATCTTATCTTCGATTTGTTCCCTACGAACACGAGACATTCCTCTGGCGCCAAAAATAGTATTTACACCCTTATCGACTAACCCTTTTAGTACCGTTTCATCTGAATTAAGTATAAAACCCTTTTTCATTAATTTTTGATCAACAATATCAATTTCTAACTGAGCGATATCTAAATAATTTTGATAGGTTAAATAATTAAAAACAATAATTTTGTCAATCCTATTTAAAAATTCAGATTTAAAAGATTTTCTTATTGCTTCATTAGCAGTTTTTTCTACATATTCCTTAACGGGCGTCTCTTTTGACTCAAAATCAAAATTGATTTTAGCTGCGAAGCCAGTGCCTTTACCAGTCAAAGAATCCACAACCTTGTCATTACCAAGGTTTGTTGTCATTATTATAATTGCATCACGAAAAGAAACTTCTTTACCCTTATTGTCGGTTAACAATCCTTCATCAAAAACGCGCAAAAACGTATTCCACATATCAGGGTGCGCTTTTTCAACTTCATCTAGCAAAACTACCGTTTGTGGTTGCTCTTTTAACCTTGCGGTTAAAAAACCGCCATCATCGTGACCAATGTAGCCGGGAGGTGCACCTATAAGTTTTTGATTTTCATGTTTTTGCTGGAATTCGCCGCAATCAACGCGAACTAAGTCATAATCTTTTCCAAAAAGATAATTATGAAGCTCTTTTGCCAAAAGTGTTTTACCCGTACCAGAACTACCCGCAAAAAGAAAAACACCCAATGGTCTATTTTCATCATTCAAACCCGTTATCGACCTTTTAAGTGCGTTAGACACAGTATCTACTGCTTCATCTTGGCCGATGACCTTTGTTTTTAAAGCCCTTGGCAAGTTGTTTATTTTTGCTTTAGTTAATTTAATTTGTTTCTTAGTTTTTTCGTTTTTAGCCTCAAAAGCCTTGTTTGCTTTCTCCATGAAACCGGGTGGGAAACTAGAAGGGTCAACTCTTGGCAGTCGTTTATCAACCTTGTTCGACGGCAGTGGTTTCACGGCAGAATAAGCAATTCTTACCCAAGAATCTATATCTAGACCAGGGTTAAGCATAACACAGCCGTTAAAAAGGGCTTCTATTGCTAATTCTCCGGCGTCTTCGCTAAGCAATTTGAGTGCGTCAACTATTTCACTACGCATATTGAAGACAAAATTCTCTACCACTGTTTTCATATGCTCAGAGGAATCATAACTGGATATTTCATCCATTATTTTCTTGATCTCTTCTGGTGGTAGGACTTTGAATTTTACGTAGCGGTTTAATTCGGGGATATAAATGTCATATACTCGCAAACCGCTAACCCGCTTTCCATTTTGATAATTAATCATTTAGTAACTCTCAGTCTTTTGAAAAATATTTTTGAACAGCACTGAGGTAGACAAGCTTACAGGGCTTATCATCTTTATATATGTCTTTAGGGTCTACATTCTGCGGGCGCCTTCGTCTGAACGTCACTTCAGCCTCATCCTGAGGTTTCCTCAACCAGATCCTACCGTTCTGGCGCTAATCCCACTTTTACGACATCTAAAGTTTGAAATAAAATTAACGATTAATTATTAAAGATTCCAATCCAGCGTACCACGGGTTGCAGCACTCGATATAGGGGACCTGATTATGACATCTGCCACTAAACTTCCATAAATTCACAAGATACGATGGATCATCAATCTGTGTTTCAAGGAGAAACAGTGCTCGGTCAAGTGAAATACTCAAAAAAACCCCTTTAAATTTGAATCGATGTATATGAAGTGACTATAGTGTAGCACATGAACAGACAGAAGAAGCAACCAACGTTAAAAGAATTATATAAATTCAGAGATCGAGTAAAACGAGAGATTCTGGGCGAAGATGATAAGGAATATCGCGCAGAGTTAGAGTTTCTTTTACAAAGAACTAATGATAAAATTAAAGAAGTCCATAAAGAACAAGATAGACTATAACACATAGTCTTAATAAAGAAAAGAGCTATGGAAGATAACGATCTACCCAAAGCCGTGCAGTTGGCAATTGCTCAGCTTGATAAACAATTTGGCGATAATACCGTTATGCGCATTGGAACCAAGAACATAAAGCCGTGGCCTGCCATTTCTACTGGCGCTTTACCGCTGGATATATCCCTGGGAATTGGCGGCCTTCCTGAGGGAAGAATTGTTGAGATTTTTGGTCCAGAGTCATCTGGGAAATCTACACTTTGTCTTTCCGTGGTCGCCGAAGCTCAGAGAATGGGCAAGTTGTGCGCATTTATCGACGCCGAACATTCTATTGACCCCATTTATGCCGGCCAACTTGGTGTCAACATGGATAATTTGATTTTTTCTCAGCCAGATTATGGTGAGCAAGCCTTAGATGTGCTAACAACACTTATTCGCACAGGCGAAATAGGTGTTATAGTGGTCGATTCTGTCGCCGCCTTAACACCAAAGGCCGAAATAGAAGGGACCATGGAAGACAACCATATGGGTTTACTTCCTAGGATGATGTCTCGCGGCATATCTAGAATAGTGGCTGCGGCAAATGAGACAAAAACTCTTGTTATCTTTACTAATCAGTTAAGAGAAAAGATCGGTATTATGTTCGGCAATCCGGAAACAACTCCTGGCGGTCGTGCACTGCGATTTTACTCTTCCGTCAGAATAGACATGAGAAGAAAAGAAGATATTAAAGATACAAAAACTGGAGAGATACTAGGCATTCGGGCTGTAGTAAAAGTTCCAAAGAATAAAATGGCCCCAGCGTTAAAGAAGTGTGAATTTGACATCATTTATGGTCGAGGAATAGATAAGGTTGGTTGCATCGTCGACATGGCAGTAGAACTGGCGATTCTCAACAAGAGTGGTGCCTGGTACTCTTACAAGGAAGAACTCAAAGAGCAAGGTAGGAATGCAACGATAGCTGCTCTAGCAAGTGATTTGAATCTGCTAGAACACATCACGCAAGAAATACATAATGTCAGAAGAAAAGATTCTTAGATATAACGAAGCGTGTCCAACTTGCTATTCTTTAAAGTTGGACATTATTTGGATCGGTGACGAAAACGATAAGTCATTGCCAGAAATTGAAGTCTGCTGCCTAGACTGCGGAGAAGCATGGGAAGACTGGCTTTGATTTTGTATTTTGTTAAAAATAACTTTAGATATCAATGTTTGTAATAGCGTGTAAGTTTTCTAAGGAAAATCCTATAATTTTTGAGTGCGTTGATGCCATTAAAAGGTATCATCCATATGACTCTATTTGCGTGGTCGATAGTGGATCCGAAGATAAGTCTTACTTTGCAGATTTAGATAAATCTGTTATTGTTATTGACGCTAATAATAAACACTTTTGTTTAGAGGCATACAAAGTTGCTTTTGAAACTTTTCCCGAAACAAAATTCTTTTATAATATACATGACTCACTTATCCTGCAAAAAAATATTTCTTTTGTAGAGCAAAACGACTTAACCACAGTAAGATACTGGTCGGACCCACCTGTCGGTATCGGTTTTGATTACGACGGATCTAGCCTCGCAGAGTGGGCTAATTTCGAAATGAATCTACACCTTGGTTACAGTATCCCCGGCGAATACTATGGTGTTTTTGGTCCAATGTTTATGTGTAGAAATAGTGTTATGAAGCGACTTATTGCATCTGGCTTTTTTAATATAAAGCCAATAACCAAGTTTCATTCTTGTGCTACAGAGCGTATATGCGGAATTGTTCTTGGCAAGTTGGGATATGATGTAACCAACTCGATACAGGGTTACGGTGGGGAAGTCTTTGGCCAGTATGATGAAACTAACGTAAAAAAGATACATTTGTCGAGGTTTTAATGATTGGATTAATTATATTTGACCTTGATGGTGTTCTAGTCGAAGCAAAAAAAATACATTTCGATGCACTTAATGAATCGCTTGCCGTAATAGATAACAAATACACTATAAGTTGGACAGAACATTTAAATAAATATGATGGACTAAAAACTAAGACAAAATTAAATATGCTTTCGGAAGAAAAAAGCTTACCACTATCGAAACACCAAATAGTCTGGGATAAAAAGCAGCAGTTGACTATCGAAAAATTGAAAAACTTGTCTTTTGATGAGTCAATATTTCAATGCGTGTCCGAATTGTCAAAACAGGGTTATTCAATAGCTTGTTGTTCGAATTCTATTAGAAAAACTGTTAATACAGTTTTGTCAAGGTTAAAAATAATTGAGTTGTTTGATTTAATTCTCTCAAATGAAGATGCTTTCAATGCAAAACCTCACCCCGAAATGTATTGGAAAGCTATATCTAAATTAAACTTCCTTGCTGAAGAAACTTTGATAGTTGAAGATTCCCCATATGGTCTTTTAGCAGCGGAGAGAAGTGGGGCAAATATTTTGCGTGTCGTTTCACCAAAAGATGTGACAATAGAAAATTTATCCAATTGTATAAATAGTCTTGAAAAGAAAAAGACAAAAACAAATTTTAAATGGGTTGATAAAAAAATGAATGTACTTATTCCAATGGCTGGCGCTGGTAGTCGCTTCGAAAAAGCGGGCTATACATTTCCAAAACCTTTAATAGAGGTAAATGGAAAACCAATGATCCAGGTGGTTGTCGATAATCTCAACATAGACGCAAACTATATTTTTATAGTTCAAAAATCTCATAGAGAAAAATATAATTTAGATACACTTTTAAATGTGATTGCACCAAACTGCAAGGTTGTAGAAGTTGACGGAATGACCCAGGGCGCAGCATGTACTGCGTTATTGGCTAAAGATTTTATAGATAACGACGATCCGTTATTTTTTGCGAACTCCGATCAGTTTGCTGAGTGGGATTCAAACGAATTCTTTTACCATATGCAAGAAACGAAGGTTGACGGCGGCATTGTAACGTTTAACTCAACCCACCCAAAATGGTCTTTTGCCAAAATCGATGAAAACGGTTTTGTCACACAAGTTGCCGAAAAGAATCCTATTTCAAATTTAGCAACCGTTGGATTTTACTATTGGAGAAAAGGTTCAGACTTTGTTCGATACGCGCAGCAAATGATCGATAAAGAACTAAGAGTCAATAACGAATACTACGTATGTCCGGTCTTCAATGAGGCTATATCTGATGGGAAAAAGATTAAAACCTACAATATAGATGCAATGTGGGGACTAGGTACGCCAGAAGATCTAAATCATTTTTTAAGAGAATATGAAACGTGAAAAGGTAGCCTTATTACTTAGGGGCGGTATTTCCAATACTTATGGAAAATTAGTCTTAAAAGATGATATAAAAAATAAAAGTTATGTAAATTTCAAATGTGTTAAAGCAGGTTTGGAAAAACATCTTTTTTCATGCAATGAGCAATATGACTTTGATATTTTTATTCATTCATGGAATATAGACTTACAAGAAGAGCTTAACTTACTGTATTCTCCTAAACTTAGTTTATTTGAGGATAACGAAATTTACAGAAACCAAATAAACAAGGTTCTAAATAACTGCAATGTATCTGAACAATATTACAATCAGGTTTCTCAAGCTTTAGCTATAAAGAAATCATTTGAGTTAGTCAAAAATAATATAAATAATTATAAATACGTTATTTTTTATCGGCCTGATGTTCTTTTGTGGAAAAATCTAGATTTAGAGTCTTATGATCTTGACACTATCTATTGCAATGGATACGGTAATGGTCAAGGCGATTTTCATTTTGTAATGTCAGCGCAAAATGCGCAAAGATTTTATTTGATATATGATTTTTTATCAGCAGATAACCCCCCATTTGAGCATCAATTCATATCTAACCATGTAAGAAATTTTCTTAAAACAGAAATAGTATGCGATAATATACAAGCAGGTGTTTTTCAGGAAGTTGTACGAAAATTGCGAAATAGCATAGACTTAAAATATTTAAGAGAAGAACAACTGCCTGATTACAATATCTCTATAAATGAAATTTGCTCCTACAATTTTTAAAGGTTCAATGTGTTAAAAAGCAATAATCAGTACACACAAATGCAAAAACATTTCTATGACTCTACCGCCGATATTATGGCAGTTGAAAATCATCGGGGGCATGACTCTAACCCTGATTATTATGGTCTTTTACTATCTGACGTAAACGCTTCTTTTGATAATAAGAAGGCACTTGACTTTGGATGTGGAATTGGCCGCAATGTAGATAACCTGTTGAATTTAGCTGGCTGGTCAAGAGTAGATGGTTGTGATATAAGCTCGGAAAATATTAAAAGAGCTGAACAATTCATGGGCGAAACAAAACATGAAAAGAGTAAGTATGCTTTTCATACAACAACTGGCGTAGATCTTCAGCCGTTACTTTCCGATGAATATGATTTTGTTATGTCAACTATTGTTTTGCAACATATCGCGGTTTATTCTATAAGATATTCGATTCTGTCCGACATTTACCGCGTGATGTCTAGGGGTTCACTTTTTTCTTTTCAAATGTCTTGTTATGGTGCGGCAAAATATCATGATGAAGATCTTTCTATCGAAGGGGCTAACGGTGCGTACGATGTTGCCGTATCAAATCCCAATGATTTAATTACCGATCTTGAAGAAATTGGTTTCTCCAACATAAACTATTCCATAGCTACCGAGTGGGATGCTAATTCTAGAAATTATTGTGACGATTCTTTTCAATGGATTTATGTAAAAGCCCAAAAAATTTGAAAGGGTGTAAATGATTTTTATTTCACATAGGGGCAATATTGACGGCCCCAATCAAAAAGATGAAAATAGACCTGAGTACATAAATGCCGCTATAGAGTCGGGCTTTGATGCGGAGGTCGATATACGTTTAATTGATAGCAAATTTTATCTTGGACATTATGAGGCGCAATATAAGATTCCTTTTGCATGGATAATGCATCACTCTAAACATTTATGGCTTCATTGCAAAAACTATGAGGCTTTAGTTGCACTTAAAAAATATAGGATGCTCAATTGCTTTTGGCATCAAAAAGATGATGTCACTTTAACAAGCAAGGGGTTTCTGTGGGCATATCCCGGCATGCAACCGATTCATGACAGTATAGCTGTGTTGCCTGAGATCCTAGATGACGATGTTAGCCAAGCTGCGGGTGTTTGTAGCGATATGGTAGGATTTTTTAAGCGTCACCATGGATAAGATACGGCTAATTAGGTATCCTAACGAATTTTTGAGAAAGAAGATTGATTCTATCGACACTATCGATCAGGACGTTTTGGATGCTATATGGAAAATGTCAATTAGGCTTCCTATTTGTAATGGTTTTGCGTTGGCGGCAAATCAGCTTGGTTTTGAACTGCCAATTTTTGGTTATATAGATCTTAAAAACAGGCGTCACAAATTTTTTATAAATCCAGTTATCAAAGAGTACTCAGATGACATGTTCTTGTATGATGAGGGTTGTTTATCTATTCCGGGTTTTTACTTTCCGGTGGAAAGACCCAATACTATATTGATTGAAGCTTTGGATAAGAATGGTGAGAGTTTTGAGTTGGAGGCTTCTGGTCTGCTTGGCCGCATCTTCCAACATGAAGTTGACCATTTGGAGGGAAAGCTTGTAATTGATTTACTATCTAAAGAACAACTAGAATATTTCGAGGTGCAACAGATGGCTTTAGCTACGTATAGAAAAGTTTCTTCGGGTAAGTCAAAACCTAAGCCGAAGAAGAAGCGATGAAGAAGTCTGGTGGTAAAAGGTCTGTAGGCTACGGTAAGAGTTCTTCCGTAGGTTACGGTAAACCGGCTGGTTCGATGTCGTTCCGGCCTATGAAGAAAAGGAAACCTAAAGGTAAATGAATCCTATCAAGAAGGTCATTAGGGTTTCGCCTCCTAAAACGGTGTCTATGACTCCTAAGAGGAAACCTAAAAAGAAACGCACATACTGAAAGGTTATACATGTTTAATAGATTGAAGAGGCTTCTTGGTGTAGGTGTTTCTGGTGACACTACTGCTAAGGTTGAGGTTGCTGCTGAGCCAGCGCCTGTTGCTGAGGCTCCTAGTGCCGCTCCGAAAGCTGCGCCTAAGAAGACTGCTGCGAAGAAGACCACTGCTGGGGTTGCGAAGGACCCCGCGAAGAAGGGGCCAGGTAGGCCTAAGGCTACTGAGGGCTGATTTTGTAGTTGTTGTTTTCGTTGGAGTATTTGACACTGAAGGTGTTTATGAATTTCATCGACCTCGTTTTACTTTTTTTTAATTTTGAGCCTCCTTTTTTGAAGGGTTTCGGTCGAAGTTCGCTTTTTAGTGGTAGTTCGACCGATTTTACGGCGCCCAATATTTTTAAAACGTTGGATGATGAGCTGGGTACCTGGAATGAGACAAGTTCCGATCCTCAGGTGTATTTCATTTGGGTGACTACTCCTGGTGGTTATGCCCTGCCTGTGATTTTTACAGAAGAACAGTGGAAGATGGTCCATGAAGTGGCGACTATGAGTGGTTGTAGTGTTGAAGATGTCATTGTTGATGTGACAAAGGATCGTTACAGCCTGTAAGTCCAGTTGTGTGTCTACAAGTAGGAAGCCCCCCACATTTTGGTGTGAGGGGCTTTTTATTTGCGTTCTAAGAGCCTTGTAGTGCTCAGGCTACCACGTCATCTATATCGTGGCCGCCGAAGCTGTACGGGCCAAATACGGCGTAATTAAGCCAACCCAAGATTTCAAGGAATGTTCGTTCTTTCAACAGGATTGAGCTGTGAGTTGAATGATAGATTGTCGTGTGATTTTCTATGACCGAAGCGGTGGCTTCTTTGGCGATCATCGAATCAAATTGAGCCGAAATTGACAGCGCCGGTATAGCGATGAAGTCTGGTACAACCGCAGATTTTGCTAGTTCAGTCGACAATGGACTCACTGCCGCTAGAATGTCACGAATGGCCCCTATTTCGCTCAGAGACGCGACGAGAGGACTCGGCCCATAAGGTGTAGCTATCGACACGAAAGAGTCAAAAATGACCGGATTTAGCGCCAACATTTCCAAACCGATCCTGCCACCAACACCATGACCAATAAAGGTGCAATGAGACGACCTATCGCGGATCTGTTCAGCCCATTTCATCGACATCGAAGCGATTTTTGCTATAGAAAGATCCTTCTCATAGGTTGGATAAGCCAAATGCGACACTTTGAAACCACTACGTTGAAATTTTCTTTCCATAGAAACCGAAAAATGACCTGGTTTCCACAAATCAGAGCAAAAAATAATATTTCTCACAGATTTAGACATATTTTCCCTTAAATTTAAGATACAATATTGAATTTTTATGTTTTTTTTGTCATGCCAACAACTTCACAGAAGGTATGAGGAATCTATTTTTGAAAAAATGGTCAGCCCAACCCTGAGAAGAGATGTCTTTTTACAATCTTCAATCTTTCTAGATGATTGTAGGCACTGTATGAAGAGCTTCTTTGTGCTCTTCTGGGGACTTTTGTTTTCTTAGAGTAGTTTTTAGTGTTTGTTTAGATAGTTTTGTCTCTATTTGTCTTTTCTGCGGGCTATTCTATGACATTTTAAGGACTTATTCAACTTTCCTTGTATGTTTTTCGTCTTTCTTGGCACTTTAGTGTGTGAGGAAGTGACTTTGAGTGTTTATTTCGCCGGCCTTACCCATTCACGCACCATGGGTATAGACGTTTATATACCTTATAGAGATAAAAATAGGGAGAAAAATATTTTACAGACAACACACTGTACGTTTGATGTATAAACATATATAAAACTCATAGAGGTATATAAAAAGAAAAAAATTTTAGGGGTATCTATTGGATATTGTTGTGTGCTTGAGACAAATATCGAGCCCACCCCCCACCCTGGGGTATCCACTTACCAGTGCTCTCCCTCACTGTCCCTGAATTAACAGGCTGAAGAGTGTCCTAACTGGGGCACAAGAAACATTAAGGAGAATGCAGTGTTCGAACAGGTTGGTAGGTACGTGAAGGTGCTCAACCTCATGATCCCAGCGGTCAACATCCAGATCGAGGGATTCCCCCAGAGGATGGACGGGCAGTGGTACGGGATCTACTTCGAGACGCGGTGGGAGTCGGGCCGCATCTGGGAGGTGGAACTGGGATTCGAGAACGGCTCCCTTGATGAGCCGATCATCGTCACCGTGACGGATGAGCGCCCGGGCCCGTTCCACAAGCACGAGAAGGTCATGACGTTCGTTGGCAACGGGTACTTGAGCAAGTACGCCGAGTTCGCCCTGAAGTACAAGCAAGCCTGCAAGTGGCTGCGATGACGTACTGGGCAATCTGGGGTTAACTCACCGAGCGTTGAGCAACCCAACCACCCATCCAGGCTAAGGGTTAAACCTGGATCCCCGAATGGTTGTACAGAGGTTCGATTCCTCTGCGGGGAACTCCGGTTACAGAGTGGTCCGGATAAAACCACTCAAATTCATGCATCTGGGAGGATGACATGATCACACACCAGCACAGGTGTGGGCACCCCTTCAGCAGGGGTGAGCTAAGGGCCCTGGAGCAGTACGCGGGGTCGAACCAACTCATCGCCATTGAGATGGCGAATGATCCGTGCGAAAAGTGCCGTCGCACCGAGCACAGAAAGGAGGTGAAGTGATGGAAGACAACGGAAAGTTCACCCCATGGCAAGTCTTTGGGGTGGCACTGATGATCGTGACCATGATTGCATTGGCAATCGTGTGGAACGACATCACCACCAAGTGGTCACACGAGCACCTGGAGTGGATGCGAGATCATCCCGAGCAGGTGAACGAGTGGCTCCGTAGCAACGGGGGCTTGTGATGCTGTGCTCCGCCAAGACACACAAGGGTCACTCCTGCAAGAACGGAGTGACCTCAGGACGTACCATTACCCGCAATGGGTTCGTGTACCGCCTGTGTACTGTCCACTACAAGATTGGTCTGTCCGGTTTGTTGGCCGGACTCGACCAGTCCAGGAGCCAAAAGGCTTCGGGCAGGTGGGCCCAGGTTGGTGACACGCTCATCAACCTTGATACGTATGAAGAAGTCGAGCAATTGAAGTTCGACTTCTGATCTCATCCCCGCACTGGTGTGGAAGTTCGAAGGTTCGATTCCTTCGCGGGGAACTCCGGTTTCAGAGTGGTCCGGAAAAAACCACTTACTGTCGTCTGGGAGGATGACTATATGGCCAAGATGATGTTGGCTCAGGTGGCCCTGGATGGTCACATGCTGTACAAGAACAACAAGCCGTGTCCCTGCTGCTGGACTCTCAGCGGAGCTTCCGGCCCCCACAACAGGAGGGCTCAGACCCGCAAGCGCCAGGCAGAGCGGCAGCAGTTGCGCACGCGAGAGAAGCGTGCTTGGAAGGCTGAAATCTCGGAGCTCACTGAGGATTTCTGATTTCTGGGCAGAAGGTTTGGGATTGGTCCTTTGATCGGTCCCTTTCCTTGTGCGTGGAAATACCATTGCACTGCAAGGAGGATGCAATGAGCATCTGTGGGTACGGGTTCAGTGAACCCTACAAGGAAATCTGTGGGGATGAAGTCCCTGCAGGTCAGAAGTACTGCGTCTACCACTCGTATGACGAGGAGATCGCTCTTCGTCGTCACGAAGAGGAGCAGGACGCACTGCACGACTACCGGGACTCCCTGGAGTCGGGCTACCACGCTCGTGATCCGAGGGATTACGACTGATAGTTCCGAGCACAACCGCAGAGCCACATGCGGTATACAAATTTGATCGTGGCGCCAACATCCAACACTATCATCTAGGAGGATGATATGTCTACACGCATCATCGTCGATATATACTATCGGCAGTATTCGGAGGTCGACGTTCTCTGTGCGGAACAGATCCTCCATTCCATGACACTCAAACCGGGCGAAATGACTGCCTTTGACCTCGAAGAAATCCCGTACACGAAAGTGTACACCTTCGATTTCCCGCTCGAAGAGGGAGAGATCGACATCCGAGAATACGCGTTCACCCTGATGAACGGGATGAACCCCGATCATCAGCCACCACAAGAGCTCAGGTCCATGATGGCGGGTGACTACGTCATCATCAAGATCCAGACCGAGTGCTACGGCGCTTGGTCCATGGACCTGTGCATACCCATCGGATGGGACACCATTGCACGGGGGAATACCCCGTACCCTGGTGACCTGAGCTAGGTGCTTTACACCGCAGAGTTACATGCGGTATACAAATTTGTTCATAGCCGCGTCACGAACTACGCGCGATTAAACAGTAGTTCACCCAATCCATCATCTGGGAGGATGAAATGGATTCTCCGGAAAAGCCCGAACGTCGGGCAACCCGGACCTGGCCTGATCTGGGAGGAATGAAGCGCGTCGTCGCTGATTTCATCTCGGACCTCGTCGGGGCCGTGGGGTACACCATTGGTGTGCTCCCTCACCCTCGGACTCCCGAGGAGCTCGATGTGGCCCTCAAGTTTGCCACTGACGAGCGTGTCAACCACGTCTACGTCGACAAGTCTGACATCGTGTATGTCAGCTACGCCGGAGTAGATGGATGGTTGGCACCATTCACCGTGGCAGGAATCACTGTCACGAATGGCAAGAACCACGGTAAGTACGAGAAGCAGGCTTACCGTCCGACCACCTGCGGCCTCTACCTTCCTGATGATATGGACGTCACTGTTCATATTCTTGAGGTTGATGATGTGCGGGCATTCACCCATGAAGACCTGTCGTCCTACACCGATGACGAGGTCGAGATGATCCTGGATGGCATGTTCGTGCTGTCCGGCGACATCTGGGACATGCTCACCGCCTCCGTCGATGGGAACAAGGATCCCTTCAAGACGGACCGCAGGACCCGCAAGGTCAACAACGTGCGTGAGATGAACGTACGCTTGTGGACCGAGATTGGGTTCATCAAGGGCAATGCAATCCGTGCTCGTGGTGAACTCCCCGGTGGTGTGATGGTGTACACCTCTCGTGCCAATGTCAAGTCAGCCATCAAGGTGACTGAAGGCGGCAAGAGGTTTATCATCGCAGAGCCAGATGGCGGCAAGAACGAGGCCTACAGCAACATCCAGGCTCTCGCATGGTTCCATGCCGTCGAACGGGGTACCACTCAGCTGTTCACCCAAGACATGCTGAGCAAGGTGCTTGATGACCATCTGGAGCAGTCGTACCAGCAGGTCCTCAACGGTGAACTCACCGAACGTTTCGTGGATGTCGAATCCCTCCTGTGGAAGCAGCTGAAGGATTGGGGCATCCCTGGCAACACGGTGCTCAACCGTCATTCCGTGATCGAAGCGGCAGCACGTGGCTTCGACTACCGGAAATCACCGTCCATGCTCAAGTCGGTGGCAACCAATCACCGTACCAGCATGGTCGATGCCAATAACCATCCTCGGTTCCCTCTGCCGAATGCTCACTTCAAGACCGTCAAGTCGGTCTCGATGTTGCGTCTGGCTGGATACAAGGTGAAGACCCCCAAGAAGGGTTTCATCGAGTATCATCCGGGAGCTGATGTCTGGTTCCTGTCCGATTCCGACTGGATCGATCATTCAGTCGATTTCGGCGGTCATGATGGTGATGACCATTTCACCGTGATGTCCGTGCGGGATTCACACAATAACCACCGGATCCTGGTGTGGCGCATGCCAATGGACTCGTATGGGATGTTCCGTACGAGCAACAGGGGTATCCGCCACATCGACTCGAAGGGCACTGAAACGTTCGCGTTCCAGATGTCTGCCAAGTCGGATCTGGGTCGGATGCCCAAGCCACTGGGTCAGCTCATCCGTGAGGGTTTGGTCACCTTCACCGGGCTCCCCAGTCAGGGCAAGCCTGCGAATACCGACATCCAGGCACTGACTCGTGACCATGTCATGGGACAGATCCGTGGACTGTCAGGGCAGAATGCTGCTCTCGGCGCATACGTGAACAGCTTGTTCTTGTATCGCTGGGTGTTCAAGGCCCTTCCATCTACCATGCCGGGCATGCTGTCCGATGTGGTAGATTCGTCCGATCCGGATGACGTTCAGTTCGTGTTGAACTACTCGGCCAATCTGGTCCGTGAAGTCCTCGCGTCTGGGCTTCCAATCTCCAAGGCCTACTGGAACACCACTCGTATCTACGGGTTCGGGAAGGTGCTCAAGGAGTTCTTGGAAGAGAACCCGGATCATCAGGTCAACTTCGTGGACGACGACAAGCTGTCCATGATGACCAAGACCATGACAGATGCCATCGGGAAGTATGATCAGAGGATCAACGTCTTCGCCGAGGAGAATCACGGTCTGGTGGATGAATCCATCAGAGCGTTGTTCCCCAGGGGCAGTGAGTTCATGGTGGAGGCCAGGCAATTGGTCCTCGACTTCCGTCGTCGGTTCCATCCGGAATACGAGCAGATGAACGAGGATCATCAGCATGCCTTGAACGAGTGGACCGAAGGTGGTAGGGTGGGACGCCCTCCTGTCAAGCCCCGAACACTCACCAAGGAGGCCTACATCCGGATCCGTTCCGGCATCATGGACGCCATCCTCGCTCGTGAAGGTGACGACCGTGACATGCTGGTCCTGGCTCTGTACGTGGCCGCTCAAGAGATGCCGGTGAAGACAACTGGCCTGATGAATGACAACTTCATCACCGTCTCCCAAGCCGATGGAAACGGTGGTGACGTTGGTCCGTTCCGGTACCTGATGGATGCGTTGGCCAACTTTGGCTACATCGCGGCCGATCTGACGATCGACAACGATGGAAACGCTCGCCATGTGTACATGGATCGGCGTACATGGAACCTCACCTGTGCGTCTTGCAACACCACGTACCTCGTGGCAAACCGGGACCAGAAGGAAGCGTTCCGAATCAACGGTCGCGTCTGCAAGCGCTGCCGTTCGTAGTACCTGACCTGGGCATGTCACTAAACTGCCCAACCCCAACCCAACTATCCTAGGAGGCCCAATGGGCGTTCATACCCACTACAGCAGAGGCACCGTCGCCAATGAGCAGGTTGCTTTCAATCTCCTCATGAGTGACGTCAAGACCATCTTTTCTTCCCCACTGGGGAGGGAAGACGCAAATCTCCTGGACTACACGTTCGGGGACGACTACTTTCTTCTGAATGGGAAGGGAGCTGAGGCTTGCGAAAGCTTCGAGTGGAGTGTTCACTATTCAAGTGATTACTTCAAGGTTCGCGAAGGATTGTACGAGCTTTACTCGTTCGCTATAATGATGCGAGCGGTGCGGTACTACCCCTACGTGAACTTCGGTAGTGAGGGCGGAATCAATCTCACTTACGCAGATGAGATCTACGAGTCTGCGTTTCGCGAGAAGTTTTCACTGAAGTGTAGAAAGTGTGGTTCAGAGCGCACAGCTCAGGACTTCAAGAGGTACTCCGGATTCACTTCGGAGTGCGAATGTGCAACCAAGGAGGAACAATGAGTTTCATTGTAGCAGGAACCGGTCCTCGATCCTTGCAAACCGCAAGCGTCGATGACAAGAAGGCGGCATATTCGATTGTCGCTGAAGAGCTGATCCGTCTTCGCGGTAGTTATGGTGAAGACCTGCTCATCATGTCGGGCATGGCAGAAGGTTTCGACAATCTTCTGGCAACAGTTGCACTGGATCTTGAGATCCCCCTATACTGTGCAATTCCCAGTAAGAGCTACGGCTCATACTACTGGGGCCAGAAGTCTGCTACCGGACAGAACCGTCTCGCCAGATTTAACGAGATGGTCAAGGCAGCCAAGTACGTCACGTACGTTGACAAGGTCACACCCGGCATGCAGGGTCTTTACCGAGACGGTAAGCATGTCAACTTCATCAGGAATGAGTACATGGTCTTCACGGCCAATGCATTCCTGATCTGGCAGTCAGATTCACCCGGAACCCGCAACTGCATCAAGCTGGTGCAGGATTCCGGCAAGCCCTACAAGATCCTCAACAACAAGAAGGAGTCGTAACATGTTCAAGATTGTACAGATGATCTCGCAAGAGACCATCAAGACCATCACGAATCACCTGGACGAGGTGATTGAACCAACTTTGACACCAGACGTGTCGAGGTACGCCGTTGGACGCATGCGTTCATGGCTGCAATACGCAGCACCGCTCGGGTCCTACGCCTGGCAGCCGGGTGTTCGCGACCCGAGGCTTTGGTCATACCTGACCAGGGTGTCTGCACGGCACGGGTTCACGCCAGATTTGGGCCTGGTGTCCAAGGGGGGACATATCCTTCCCCACCGTGACGCCGGGTACTCCAATGCAATGGCCATGGGCATCAACCTGGGTGAGTGCACGTGGGAGTACCAGCGGTGCCATCCGGGTTTCCGATGGATTCGGAATCAGGATGAATCTGCCCCGACAGAAACCTACCACCTGACTGGTGGTGAGGTGTTCTTCTTCAACTGCAAGAACCCGCACAGCGTCAAGCATGCAAGTGCTGATCGCTGGGCAATCAACCTCTGGACTGTGTCCAAGAAGGGCATGTCCGGATTCACTGCCGTCAAGGAGGCAAACCCATGAGAGTTGTCAACATGCACCACAGTAACCCCACGAACGGGGTCAACGTGGGCCGAGGTGGCCCATGGGGTAACGACTGGTCCAACTTGAGCTGGGGGAAAGGTGTCCACAAGAACCTTCCCTCAGCCAAGGAGGCAGTCTTCCACTACACCGATTGGTTGATCAACGGTGTAGACGACCGTGCCGAGAGTTTGCGTCGACAATTGTTTGCCGGCGCGCTGGTGGGCAAGACACTCAAGTGCTGGTGTGTCAACCCGGATGGCACCGGAACATGCCACGCCAAGATCCTGGCAGAGATCTCAGGCCAGGTGGAGTCCGGTATGACGCCTGATGAGATCACTCGTTACTGGCAACTCAAGTTGGAGGAGCGTCGTGATCATTACGGCGATCGATGCCGGTGCGACCTTCACCACTTCTAAAGGCGGCCTGCCCAAGCCCAGCTTTCGCGGCTGATTCGGCGCGGCCGCTTCCTGGCGGGGCCTACTGCGGGCTTCCGAGTTCACAGGCCGGCGACTCAATGGTCGTCGTGTGTTGGGCTTCTAAAGGTGGGGGTTCCGATGGTCGGGACCCTCTTGACAGGGGAGGTTGTTGTGGGCAATCATCAGTTCCCGGTTGAGGTCGGTGTTGACGGCACGTATTATTGTGTCCGTTGCCGGCTTCCGGTTGACCACTGGTGTGGTGGTTGCGGGCTTCCGGCTGACTACTGCCACCACGATAGTCAGCCGTGCCGCTGTCGCAACAGCGCAGCGCAGTCGATCCTCGTGAAAATGTACGAGGAGTGGGTCGACGCAAACGAGCGTCGTCAGTTGGACGGTTGGTTTGTGCCGGCCAAGCGGGACTGATCATTCGGATCCCGTGTAGTACAGCAGTAAAGGAGGGGGTTCCGATGGTCGGAGCCCCACGACCCAGGGAGGTTGTGTGATGGGTAAGTCCATCGAGGAGTACCGTGCTGAGTTGATCAGCAAGGGCATGTTGGTTGCGGCCAATCGTTTGGTCGCTCCTTCCAAGCCCACAATTCCTGCTCCGGTTGTCCAACCGCGAGTGGTGTCCGAGGTGATCGCTACGCCGGCCGGCATGCTGAAGGTCTGGTGTGCCAGCACCAAATGCCGGAACTTCGAGTTCCAGCCCAAAGGTCAGGGCAAGCGGTTCGTCTGCGCCGATCATGACCAGGATGACGAGCCTCTGCTGTACTACAGGGGTCATCTCTACACGCCTCACATCGTCTCCCATGACGGTGTCGCGTTCAAGTTGCGCAACGGTCGTACCATCACCCTGGAGCCATCCAAGGTGGAGTGGTCGCGTCCTCCGAAGTACTGAGAAAATGGGGGGTTGGGAATGTCCCAGCCTCCCATATTTCTCTTCTGTTTCCTGTTTCTCTCACACCAAAAAATTCATCCTCCCCGGTACTGGTCGGCTTCTAAAGTCGGCCCGTACTGGTGGGCACATCAATTATTTGTATCCCCCTGCGGATAGTCGGTGTGTCCTCCAGTACGTCATGTGCGTACTAAAGAAGGGGAAGCAAAAGGCTTTCCCACCAACACTTCACCTATTGGAGGTGATCATTATGCTGAAGGACAAGTTGTCCGTCAGTGTCAAGGTCGGTCGTAAGTTCGCGGCCGACGCCACCAGTATCGCCAAGACCACCACGGTCAAGGCGGTCAACACCACGGTCAAGGCCACCAAGGTCTCGACGAAGTTCGTGGCGGATCAGGCCAACAAGATCCCTGAGATCTCGGCCGACAAGGACGGTGAGTGATGAACTCCATCGAGATCACCGGCAACCTCGGGGCTGACCCCGAACTGCGGATCACCGAGAACGGGCCTGTCTGTTCGTTCAGCCTCGCGAACACCCCACGCCTGCGTGACGGTTCCCAGGGTAACACCACCTGGGTCACCGTCCAGGTCTGGGATGATCTGGCTACCATCGTGGCCGAGTCGCTCAAGAAGGGCTCGTTCATCTCGGTGTCGGGTCGTCTCGTCCAGCAGTCGTGGACCGACAAGGAGACCGGTGCCAAGCGCACTCGTCATGTCATCCGTGCGTCGGGAGTGTGGAAGCCCCTCGCTCAGCGCAGCAAGTCGGACAAGATCGAGCAGGATCCCCTGTTCGACCTGTGATAAGTCGGGGGTGGGTACGAAGTTTGTGCCTGCCCCCGATTTATCGGGAAAACTTTCTTTCTCTCACACGGAGGTCCTTAGTGACTGCGTTAGCATTGTTGTTCTTTATCTTTGCGGTCATTGTCGGCTTTGTTATCAAGGCTATTGAGATCGCCGCAGAAACCGGATCACAAGTAGTGCGTAAATCTTCTGATTTCGCGCGTTACATCAAACACACCTGGGAGGAATCATCTCGTGAAGCAGAACATGAAGCAAAACTGTAGTGTCTGCCACTTTGCTGTTGATGAGGACAAGATCTACCCCATCTTGCATGGTGGTAAAATGTTGTACATGTGTTCCAAGTCTTGGAATCAGTGGTTGGCTGACATGTTGGATGACACCATTCCAGACAGCACTTATGTGTTGCCGGATTTCTGTCCCAAGGAGGAGTCCAATGATGCTTGATTTCCAGATGAAGGAACACAAAGTGTTCAGTGCGTCTCTTGGTGAAAGTGATGGTTACATGTTTCGCCATCATGATGATTGGATTGCTGTGATTGTGTTTCATGCGGCCCAGTCACCTACTCTCGTCGAGCAGTTCCCTAATCATTATGCCGCTCTTGAGTGGCTTGAATCCTACTCTTGCTTCTAAAGGAGTCGTCATGGAACTCAAGGAATACCCGAGCAGTCTTCCTCAGTACCGCCAAAATCAAATCGACGAAATGCGACATGTCGCGTTCATTGCTTTGATTGGCTTCATTGCGACAAAGTTGTTGTTGACCTATGTCATTCATCGTGCCACTAAAAAGAAGTCATGAAAATGACGGACTGTCAATGTGCCGAGTGTACACTCCTGGAACTGGAACTGCGGACTGCTTCTAAAAAGTCCGCGTTCCAGTTGAGTGAACCCTGCGAATGCAAACCGTTCAACATGGGTACAGAAACGTCCTATTGCGCATATCATTATGATTTGATAATGCGCGACGTGAAGTAAAAAAGAGGGGGAGAAACCCCATGACTAAGGAGGACACATGTTCCTAACCATCCTAGTACTCCTGACCGTAGGTCAGTTGTACTTTGAGTTCAAGATCGTGAAGGCTCTTGGACTCACCGAAATCTCCAAGCGATTTGTCTTGGTGAATCTTGGCATCTCGATTCTCATCTCGATTGGTGCCATGATGTTGTTCCCAGCAGCAGGCATGGTTGTTGCTTCTGCGGGTATCTTGTCAACTGTGCTCAGCCAGCCAATGTATGGTGTAGTCGATTCGTGGGAACGAAACGGCAAACCCAAGGCTAAGGCTGCCAAAGCAACATATGACAGAAACCGCGAGCAAATCCACCAGACCATGTCTGATCTCGCAAAAATCGTGGTTGGCATTGCCATGATCTTGACATTGCCATTCCGCATTCTTCGTTGGTGCATCCGCACCTTCGAAGCAGTAAAAAGCAAAATCCACCGTCCAACTCCGGAGGTTGTATAAAGTGGCTATTCCCGTCGATTCAATCCACGAAATCGAACTGGAGCAAATCGCTCCAGACAAACAGTCCCAAGCACGAGAAGCATTTCGTGCTGCCTGGAACGTGACCAAGAACGCCGGACGTAAGACCCGACGTTTCGTCGCCAACCGTGGACACAAGATGGTTCACGCCGGCAAGGTCATCACCGTCGCAGCGCTTATCATCTCTGCAGCGCTGCTCGCCCAGTACGTCATCGCAGCCGGTCTCATGGCCGTGTTCTCGATGTCGTTCATCTCAGCATGGTGGGTTGCTATCTTCCCCGCCATGTTGCTTCTGCTGTCCACCATCGGATTCACTCAGGATGCGATCGCCGCATCACGAATGAAGAAGATGATGGAAGGACTGCCAATCTTCAACTCCTGAGTTGTATATACTACTCCTCTGTGAATAACATAGATTTGTTGTTCATACCACCCCCGCGAAGCGGGGGGCTGGGGGGGTAGAAAAAACAACAGGAGATGAACATCGTTCATCCTCCCTGGTGACTGATCTCCCCCCGCGAAAGCGGGGGGGGATACAGGGGGGGGGCAAAAACACCGACCGCAGGGAGGGACCAATGACCACATTGGAAACAGCAAAGTACGCCTTGACTAAGGCAACCGCAGCACGCTTTCATGAAATGAATGGCATTGTAGAAATCGCAATCGACACAACAGATCATCTTCTGATGATCGAATGTGTGCGACGCCTCAACGCCCACATCAAAGCAGTAGTTGAAAACACTGCCGTTCTTTACGGAGAAACAATCCTCGAAGCATCAGAGGATCTTGTCAAGACTTACGAAGACAAACTCGATGAAAGGTTGAATGCCGCAGGCTACACACCTGAAAGCATCGAAAAGATTCTTCAACTGGACTAGGCCAGTATAAACCGCCTTAAGCCTAGAGCGTCTCCTACCCCCCGCGAAGCGGGGGGCTAGGGGGGTGGCGTTGAAGTTCTTGCTCTTACCGAAGGCGTGTAAGAGATGGATCCTCAAGACTTCTAAACGATGTTGGTCGCTGGCATGCCGGCCAACATCTAGCCCTATTAGTCATGCAACTGGATCATACCGATCATATGATCTGGGGGGTAAGTTGGGACGCCACTTACCCTCACCAAGCACTAGTAGCTCAGTGGTCAGAGCGGGCGACTCATAATCGCTTGGTCGTAGGTTCAATCCCTACCTAGTGCACTTAGCATAGTTGAGCAATATGGCCATCCGCCGGCCATGCTCCTATGCTAGGGCAGGGTCCCCAGTCACATCCCCCGCCAACGTGGCTGGGGGCCCGCCCAACATCAAAACTATATATATTCCAGAGAGAGAGAATATATACAACACACCTGAATAAACATGCCAACTAACGTTAAGATAATGATAGATATCAGAACAATTTTGGGTGGACCCTATACAAAGACACTCAAAAGGATCTGAGCAAAGAGGATAAAGTATTTATTCCTCTCTCTATTATTATCTCTCTACAGACAATAGTAGATTGTTATTTGGCGCGAAATGTTCAAACACAGAAAGGATAATCATGTTTGCGCGAAACCACTTCGTACAATCATACAAGCGTAAGTACTACAACATGTTCTGGAAGCAATACCTTATTGCCGCTATCGGCTTTGGTATTTTTGTTCTCGCTATAATCTTTTGATCTATAGCGTGATTCAATAAAATGTGGGGTAGGGGCCCCACACCACCAGGAAAGGATACCCCAATGGAAAAGACACTCTTTACCACACCAAAGTGTCCGCACTGCAAAACTCCGTCCACAATGATTGTAGACGGAGCCGCCTTCAAGTCATGGAAGGCCGGCGCATACATTCAAGACGCTTTCCCTGATCTCGATGAAGATCAACGTGAAACCATCAAGACTGGTTTTCATCCAACCTGTTGGAACATTGTTTTCGGCGATAAAAGCGAGTTGTTCTAATGATTGCCGACTTGATTGTAGCATTCCTGTTCTTCATTCCATCGGCTCTCATCTTCCTAGTAAAGTTGGTATGGACATGAAACTTCGCAAGTTTACCATCACACGAACCAACACTGAAAATGAAAAGATCTCCATCAAAACTAAAGATCTTGCAGACTGTTTACCTTCTGAAGCATTGTTGCGTAAGATCTTTCACAACCCATTGATCATTGGCGCGACCATCAACTACTCAACTGGTCACACAATGAGAATTGATTTAGAAGGAGATTCGTGAACCCACGTGAAATCACTATTAAGTGCAGAGCGTGTGGAAGCACTGTCAGTTTCCCGCGAAACGAATCATTCAATCTGCCAGCAGGGACCTACTCTGTAGGCCTTGACTGGTACTGTTCAAGACTCTGCCTAGACATGCTGCTCGATCCACAATCGCTGCTGGCTTAATACTTGGAGAATACCATGTAACTACACAAATTTTAACCCTACACTCAAGGAGTAAAAATTGTGTTAATTCAAAACGTCACAGTGATCAACCTTCATGCCTTCGGACTGCTAGAAACCTCTCAAAGAACAGAGATCACTGTTCATCGACCTGAAAAAACACCAGATCCAATTGAAGGATGGTTCTACGAACTTCGAATCACTAACATCTCTACAGATGTATTCAACGTTCCTTACACGTTGGTATTTCATGGTAACAAAGATGAAATTACCTTGTTCCTAACCGAACTGCAAGAAACGTTTCTTCAAGCATTGTCGGGCAGCTAGGTGTAAAAGATGTGGGGTGGGAGACCTCATAAGACACGTCGGGTGTCGTCTCCCACCCCGCTTGCCTCTATAGCTCAGTTGGTAGAGCAACGGACTTTTAATCCGATGGTCGTAGGTTCGATCCCTACTGGAGGCACACATGTTTCAACCAACAACAGAAAGGATGCAGGATGATCCGCTATCACGTTGACTGTTGGGTTTCCGACCGAAATCTTGACCGTCAAGCAATACCAAGCACAAACCTCCACGGAGACTACGATCTCTGCTGGTGTAAAGATTGTCGGTTTGCTTGGTACGCCAAGGATGGTTGGAACTTTGACAAAGTTCCAAACTGGTTCAAACCGCACATCTCGATTGACGAATTCATCGAGAACCCCTCAATGTTCGCAGTGATGTGTCGAGCTCTTGAACTGAGCGACCTCAGCGACCGAAACCACTGATCGCCAAACCTGAGCATGTTGTAAAACTGCTCACCCATTCCAACAAGTAAGTTCAATCCTTACTGGAGGTGTCATGGAAATCCTATTCGTGTTACTCATGAAATTTGTGATTTCGCCGTTCATAATCATCATCATTCCAATAGTTCTTTTGTGCTGGCTTGTCATTGCTTATGACGATCCCACAAACACAGATCCCTATGAAGGGGAAGAAGGGGAAGAGGGAGACACGCAATAGCAACTGTCTCCTGATTTCCCTATCCAACACAACCACACAAACAATGAGGTAATAGCCACTATGTCCCTATCCAATGAATCCATCTTCGCCGATTTCGGCTTGACTGGCGATCTTCTCGCCGACGTCTTGACCGATGAGGTCGGTTTCATCAACCGTACCCGTACGGTTGTCAAGCGCGATATCCCGACGCAGTTTGTCGGCACTATCGCTGGCCAGGAGTTCCCCGCTGAAGTCATCTTCCGCGAAGGTCGACTCACCAGCCTCACCTTGATCAGCCGCAAGCGCCAGGGCGACGACCGCACCATCTACACCGCTCGCGGTGCGATGAGCAACGTCAAACTCGACATCTTCATCAAGGACGGCGACACCAAAATCAACCTGGTTGATAAGATGGTAGAACTGGTCAACGTGTCCATCGCAAATTCTGGTAAGGTCTACTCGCGTGAAGAGTTCCTTCAGAATCTCGCCAACAAGAACATGAAGTTCGCTGCCATCAACGATGAGCAGGCCGATTCCTACCGTGGAATGAGCCTGTTCTTCGAGCAGCAGGGCACCAGCGAAGAGCAGTTCAACCTCGCCGCCCAGCAATTCGTGGAACTTGGCGCAGTGAAAGACGACCGCAATCTGCGAGTCGTCTCCCAATTCAAGCATTCCGAAGGCATTCCTGTCGAAGGTTTCGAGATGAACCGTCAGGACCGTACGCTCAACCGAGCGAACACCGGTTTCGTGGACCTCGTCGACTCGTCAATGTCCAGCCTGCTGAACTACCTGAAGTTCGCTGGTTTGGTCAAGGCCACCGACAAGCAAATGAGCGTCGCTTCCGGCAAAGGCCTTGAGGACCTCAAGAGCCGCCGCGAGACCATCACTCGTGAGATCAACAACTTCACCCGTTCTCTTGGCAACTGGGGTGGCGTCCAGCCTGGCGTCACCATCCAGCCTGACGGTAAGGTGGAGAACAACGGTGAATGGTACACCACCAACGTTCCGTGCGGCCGCGTTCAGTTGGCCGGCGGAGTCGAACTGGACTTCTGGACCACCCGCTCCGACACTCCTGCTGGAAACAGTGTCATCGACACTACCGCAGGCGTTGTCGTCGCTGATGGCGAAGATCCTTTCTGACCACTGCGTGTGCTACGGGGGTCGGCCTTCGGGTCGACCCCCAACACGCTTTTTTCTGTCGTTTTTTAAATCACAGAAATGTTAATGAGTTCAATTTGTATATGTATGCGCTTAAATGAAACAAAATCCAATAATGTAACTCAACATTTCTTAAAACACACAAAACGATACTTTCACATCCATACTTGTACCCATATTTATATGGGTTTATACCAACAAAGGAGTATCAAAGTATGAACGCTGATGTAATGGTATCAATCCACAACGCTCTTCACAGCCCCACACGCATAGCACGTGTAGGGCGTGAAACGCTTGTCGTTGAAACAATAGATGACAGCGAACATCTGCTTCGCAGAACAGTTCACGGCATCTTCGTGATTGCCACCCAAAACCTTAGAAAAGATTCTCCTAACACGCGATGGGTTCTTGACTCACCAGAGACACGTCAAATCTCGTGGCTGCACCACATCAAGTACGGTGGATTCCACGGAAAAATTCTCACCCATCAAGACGATAGAAAACTTCACATTCAAGTGTTGCGCATGTATCCTCGAAACAAAACTCACGAGCTCATCAACCAAACATTTGAGATCTAATGAAAAAAATTACTTGGTCAGTTATACAAATAGGATGGTTCATGGGCAGCATTGCAGCTTCTGCCGCAATCATGCTAGTGTTCTATCCTTATTGGATTTTGATTATAATGTTGGCTGTGTTGATAGCACATGAACTTGGTCATTTTGGTGCGGCCAAACTACTCAACACAAAAACAGCATTGCCAATGTTTATTCCATTAGGACCGTTAGCAATAGGAGCGACATGGATACCTACCAAGGATTTTTCGAAGATCCGTGCGATCGCAATGGCAGGACCGCTGGCCGGCACTTTAGTAAGTGCGGCTATGCTCATCGCTTTCATGCTAGTTGGCTCAACGCTAGGTGCATTGTTCGCTGGCGGCATGGCCGTCCGTGAAATCTTTGCAGCAACGTTTGGTTCTGATGGCCGCAAATTCAGAAAAGCAAAGGAGGGGACAAAAGTAGTTACAAATGTCTCGCACATTTCAGTACCCTGTGACATTCACGCCGAAACAGACTGGAAGGTAGCGCTATGAAAGTTGCATCCTTTATTCTCAAAGGAGTGACTAAGTGGTTTGTTTTAAGTTTTCTTGGCTGGCTTTTCAAGCAAACGTTTGATGCGCTTGTCAGCCCGTTTGCTGAGAAATGGTTGAGCAACGTAAATCGTCGTAGCCGTGTGCTCGCTACCGAGATGGGGCTCGCATATGACATGGCATAAGAAGATCAACTTTAAGAAAGTAAAACGTGCTGCTTGGCAAGCAACCTATTGTGTCGGTACCGCAGCAGCCACTGCTGCTGTATTGTACGCAATGTTGCCTTTGTGGCTCGGTGCAATCATCTTTTTGATTGTTGCTGCTCATGAATTTGGTCATTATTTTGCCGCGGCAAAAACTGGTCAAATGCCATTGCTGCCATTTTTTATCCCTCTGATCTATGGTGTACTAGGGGGTACAACAGTAAAAGGCAAAGATCCCAATCATCTACAATCGGTCGCCTTGGCGGGGCCGATGATTGGTTCTATTGTTTCCATCATCACCATGTTCATTGCCATTGCAATTAAGTTTACGCCAATGGCTTGGGCATCGTTTTGGATGTTGCTGTTTCAGGTTTGGTCAGGTACATTCGGTGCCGATGGGCGCCGCTATCGGAGGCACAAAGATGAGTCAAACAGTTGGCAAACTAAAGTCACTACGTACCAGGCTTCGCCAGTTCCGGTCTGAAACTTTCTTCATTACGACTGGAATTCCGGGCATTGTTGGTCCAATGGCTTCGCTCAACACGTTGGCGGGGTCATTGAAAACAATGCAACTTAGCACTAATGCGCTCAAGAAAGGTGCTGTCACAGCATGTGATTGTGCGCGCAGTGTTTGTAAACCGGTTGATGACATGTTCAAACGATCATCGTCGCCATTCGCATACAATCCGCAAGCTAGCTACTATCAGTCGCATTATACGCCAGTAATGCAACCGATGCAGCCAATGCACGCATTGCCTATGCCTCCGATGATTGACCCTACAGCAGACCTCCCAATTGCGTAATCCATTTGTTAGGTTTAACAACTGGCGTAAATCCACCTATCTTTCTGTTGCGCCAATTTTTGGTGCAGGATCTGGTGGCGACATTATGCAAGTGGGTCCGCTAGCAGTGCTCAGTTCACTACTTGATAGAAATAGCAAAGAAACTAACGAACCAACTACCTCTCAACGTAAAGTAAATCGCCCACCAGACGCTCAACAAGAATTTTATCTTTATCAAGATGAACGATTTGATTTCGTAATCTACGACTGGAAACCTGAAGGTGATCCGTTCTTTGATAAAGATTTTACTGACGGACTTTCCGCTTTATTCAGTGGCTATGTAAAAGATCCTCTTAACGAAAAGGATCATGCATGGGCGTTTATGTAAACAAATTCAAAGAATTCAGAAACGAATGCTTTACAACAACAATCCCAATTCTTACTCCACGGGTAGCTGGTGCAGCAATGATGGTTTCTCCCAAAACTCTTGTTGCTGCTATCATAGCTAAAATTACTGGAGAACCTGAGCACGAATCTGGATGTCACTGCGACGTTTGTAAATACCGCGCGACCAAAAAACAAGCACAGTGTGACGTTGCTGACCAAAGAGTAAAGATAGTCAACTTTGTTGATAAGTTTGTGCCAGTCAGCAAACACGATAACGATGAACTCACTGACGACGAAGTATTGTACTACTACAGTTGGCTTACTGAAAACTTTCCTGAAATTGTTCACCGTTATGAAGATCGCGAAGGTTCTTTGTATCTAGCCGATAAAATCGCTGGATCTCACAAATCTAAAATCGACATGACTTTGCTAGATATAATCTTGCAAAATAAACGTCTAACGTTTTTAACGAATAACGAAATCGATGACATTATGACATACAATGAATCAGGCAATAATGGATTTATAGATTCTTGGGCTGCAATGCTGGAAATTGCGGCACTAAGAAAGGAGAGGGAAGTCGAAGGGTTTGAGTCTGCCCTAGCCCTAGACATTCCTTAGCGTGAATGATACTCCATTGCCGACCCGAAGCAGCAGGTTTGAGCGTTGCCTGCTGCTTCGGGAAGGTGATGTTTGCAATAGTTCATTCAACTACATTGGGGGTTTCAATGGAGTACAATTCTTTTCTTATGACTTGCACGTCTTTTAAGACGTGTTGTATATTCAAGGCCATAAGGTGATCTAAAGGCCTAGACTTTTTTTAACGTCGATGCCTAGATCACACGTTTTAGTCGGTCTAAATTTAACAAAGGAGCGAAAATGAATGCTTTTGTTTTAAGTTTTACAAAAGAAATTCCTATAGAACGTTTCCATAATACAAAAGTTATTGTTTGTTTAAAAGAATCTGGTCAGATTATAGTTGGCGATGCTAAAATAAACAGCAACGAATCAACTATTTCAGTTTTTAGTCAATCTGCTAGTTGGCTTATCAATTTTGATGAAATAGCTTACCTGCGTTTTCCTCCTTCTGGGCTAGTCCATGATTATTGGGGAGAAAGCAGGGGGGATTTTGTGCACGTTCCCGAAAATGGAGAGTGGTCTTCGTATGAAACAAACAAGGTATTGGGCCGGATTTATTGATCATCATCCTTCTTTTGAAGTATCTTGCGATGTCTGCAAAAGTGACGTAGCAATGTTTTGTGATATTGAAACTTTTGAAAGTGTTTGTTTAAATTGTTGTGATGATATTTGGTTTGCGCGCATGGAAACAAGAACTCTTGAACTTTATGTAAACAAATGGAATTCTTAAAATGACAGCACAGTTCAATCCTTTTACTGTAAAAATTTCTCATCACGCTAAAAAACGTTATCTTGAACGCCACGATAACAAATATAACTGTAAAAAAGATGATTTTGTTTCTGTTGAGCAAAAGATAAGAGATACTCTTTTCTTGGTTTACACTCAAGTTCCTTTGTCTAAAGGCACCCATGATCGTAAACATTTTAAGTATGAAAATGATGTTTTTGTGTTGTCGAAAAACTTTGACATTGTAGTGACCTACTACAAATACGAAAATCTTTCTAAATCAAAGGTTAAACAAATTCGTAAAACTATCTCTGTTTAAACGCTAGAAGATTTAGGTACCGTTTACGGTTGCGCAAACAATAGCAGTGCAGACTGTGACCATTAAGGTCTCCTGTGAGGGCCATGGTCTAACTATTGGAATCCTAAACACCTGATATCCCCCAATCAGGTCGATGGGCCCCTCTGGCAACTAGTTTAACTAGAGTTGCGTGTTCCCCTCCTTTCCACGCACTTGCCAGGGGCCTATCGGAACTAAATCTAAGGAGAATGATGGATTACTCAAAGGCGGTCTGCAAAGACCTGCCACAAGAATTGAAGAATTGGTTTTTTTCTTCAAGGCTTGATGAATTAAAAAAAGCAGTTGAGATTTGCGAAACATGCCCTGTTAAAACAGAATGTTTTGAGTTGGGCATTTCGGGTTGGAAAAATTGTGGGGTTTGGGGAGGTAAAATCTTGACGAGAGGTAAACCTTTCTCGGAAAGATATCTTCGATCCAAAAGCAGAACAGATGGTTTGATCAAATTCCAGTGGTATTAAACCTTAGGGGGTTGTCTTGTTTGACGATTCAGATGTTGTCAATGACGACATGTTTGAAAGCATTTTTGAGCCAAACTTGATGTACGCGAATACTTCATCAAGTGAAATAACAACTCAAAATGCTTTGTCTTTGCAAAACGCTAAAGATAAAATTCAATCTTTAACTACAGATGAATTTCTTCTTGAAGCGTACAATGCCGCAACGCAATTAAGAAATACACTCGGCGATGCTGACGCTTTAGTGTCTGAATTAAGTGAAACAATAAGGATGAATATTCTTGTTGTTGCACTTAGTTGCCGAAAAAGCCCTGTCGACATGATTTTGTCAACTATACGGGCTATGTCTCCACAAGATCAAATAAAGTTTCTTGCAGACTCTATAGAAACTTTATTATCTTACCAACGCTCAATTGAAAGTGAGACAAATAATGACTGGTGAGGGAATTTCTATTGAAGAAATTTCTTTGTGCGAACAATACGAAGATCGTCCCCGTGAACTTGTGTGCCGAACATGCACAAGAACCAACGACAAGTTTTGGGCTCACAATAAGATTGATCTTTTAAAAGCGCAGCAAGATCCTTTGTACAACGAAAGTGATTTTGCTTGTGCGCCTAACAAAATCTGGAACGAAGTAAAGGTACTAAACACAACTGACCATAACAATCGAATTGTTGATTTGCAAGAAACGTCTTCGTCTACAACTAGAGCGTTTCTTTCAACTTGTGGGCAAAACTTGCGTAAACAATGTCTTGTTTGTGAGCATTTTGTTCCAATAGAAGTTGACGTTGTCAGCTCTGCTTCTGGTTCTGCAATAATTTACCGTCCAATAAAGAAAAACGGTAAAGTTGTTCTTGAACCGTCAACTTCAGACGGAAGCCGTCTAAATAGGTGGAATGTTTCTGTTGGTGGTTCTTGTTCACTGCCGGTTGAAGGTATAAAAGTAAATGGTTCTGTAGTTTACTGCGATTTCAAACCAAAAGGTAAACGAGTAGAATCACCTTCTTGTGCCAACTGCTATTACGTAGATTACGCAGGCGAAAACTGGCAGTTCAATTACCTGGAGATGAACGATAATGCAAGTCTAACCCCATGGGAACGTGAACAAGTTTTGCTAAACCCTGAGTATTCTTCTATGGAAGTTGGTCAGGCTCTTGGCTTGGCCCTTTGGAAAAAGCAAACCGAAGGTCATGGAAGAATACTGTCGTTTGGTGTTCAAATTCTCCGTAAAGATTTTCACTACGGAGAATTAAAATATAAAATTCGTTTTCTTGCCAATAGTGTAACTGCAATTGTTTCGGCGGATGACTACCGTATCTATGTCAATGAAGACACGGTTATGGGTTACGACGTAAGGGACAGTAGTTTTCCTGGCTTAAGCTATGGCGTTGCTGAAATAATGTATCCTTTTCATAAGATCTTTTCTTTGCCAGATAATCTCAAAATTGTCAAAAGTCGTTGGCCTTCTTTGCCCGAAAAGATCAAAATTTCTAATTCCGACTGGAATTCTCTGGTAAATCCTAATTGTCCCAGGTGTGACCATAAACGTAACAAGCCATGCTACTATCATGCTAAAGCGCCAAGATATAATCTTGCGTCTGGTATTGTCGAGTTTACTACCGGTCGACAAACAAAATACCAAGAAGTTTTTCCTCCGCATGGTGTTTTGCATGTCGAGTTTCGTCTTGGTGAATATTTAGCTGTTGATGGCAATGGTAATTTGCCAGAAACTTATAGTGAAACGAAAGCAAATGCTTCAGTTTTTCGGCTTTATTTACCAGAACTTTTGCGTCTAGCAAAAGCTCGTTACGGAAATAAAGCCGTAAACGACATTAAGACTCAGTACTCTAAAGTCACGTCAATGCTCCATAAGACAAGGCCAATTAAGGTTCGTCCCTCTTGGCTGCGCACTAGTGGGGTAGAACCTTCAAAGCCTCGTTGCACTAACCCTAATGGGTTAAATCTTCGTAAAGTTTTCATGGATTCTTTTGGTTCTGAACGCACCGACATCGATTTCGACCTTGGCGCATACAATACTGCTATTGTTGAAGAAGAGATGCGTGTCGGTAAACGTCAGCATTCTCAAACGGTTCAAAGACTACATGAAGAAATTCTTGCCACAATAACTTCGCACCCCAAATATCGTGAAACAATTGGTGGTATTGTTTCTTCTGATGTTGTTTGGCCGGAAGAAATGACGACAACAAAGATTGATGCTATTGGCGGCATGTACTATGAAAACGGTGAACCTGTTGTTAATCCTGAAGATTTTGTTGCACGTCTTGATGAAGAAATTGTTATTGGCAACTCCGGCGATGCCGATAGAACAATAACAGTACGCCAACAACTGTACGGCTACCAACTAGCTCGGGGTTATTACGGTAAGCGCAAAGGTTTTGATAAAACACAGCTGCCTTCGTTTGATACTGATGTTGTGATTTTTAACGATCATGGTGAACCAGATCAAATAGATGTGCATGACGCTTGGCGGTGTGTGCACTGCAACAGAACCTATGATACGTCGCAGATTGAAAACTGGTTTTCACCAACTTGCGAATGTGGTCATGCGCTTTACAAAAATCATACCAGTAGAGTTAGCTACAATGCACGCGCAACTGGAGGCATTGGAAATGCGTTGGCTATGGACAACGATTCCACAAGGCAACGTCAAATGTTGTACGCAACCTTGTGCCCGAAGTGGCGTTTAAACACAAATGGTGCAATCATTCGACTTGAGGATTTGCGTGGCAATTCTGCCGTTAAAGAAGTTTCTGTTTCTATTAAACCACCTAGTGGTCCTGTAGTGAATAAAATTGGCGGATTTTTACGTCCCGAACACATTGCAGCAAACGAACAATACGAACAACTTCGTCAAAACGTTTTTGCTGAACGCGAAACATACAAAGAGCAATTTCCTGAAACCACTATTGCTGAGTTAGAATCAAAATTCCCTTTGCCTTATGGTGTAATCTACGTGGAAAAAGCTGCTGGTTCGCTAGCAAAAATGGGCGGGGTATAAAAATTGACCTGGGGTATGTCATAAAACTACTCCACACAACTAAATAAATGCCAGGACATAGAAACTCCAGGCTGAACACGTAAGACCTGGGTATGTCTTTCAAAACTGCCCACCCATCAAAAGGAGCATAATGCAAATAAAAAGTCGAGATATTAAAGATGTTTTAATTGGTCAAAAAATTGTTTTAGTTAAAACAGACGATCCATACACAAACCTTAAAACCGGAGATACTGGTACTATAGACTATATCGACGATACTGGAACCATTTTTGTAAAATGGCTCAATGGCAGTAGACTTGGGGTAATACCTGGTTATGATAAATTCGTAATATATTTTACGCGTGAATTTATCTAAAAATAGCCGGGCGTATCCCCTCTGTCTTATATACAGTCGAAAGGGTAGTTGGTACACGCTGGTTCAATCCCAGCCGCCCGGACAAGGGAGCAAACGATGAAGACTTTAGAACAATTTTATACAATACACCGTCAAGATGGGTGGACAGACGATAATCGTCCATGGCTTGTGTGTTGCAATGAAGCTTTTGACGCAGACAAGCATGATTCTTATACAAGATTTAGCGGATGGAACTGCCCGAATCAACTGGGTGAACTTAAAAATCCTAACGGCTCAAATAAAATAATTTTAATGAAAATAGATTCGTTTTAATATGCAAAATGAAATAAAAAACACTAAAATAGATTTAAATGATAAAGAACTAGATATTGTTGAAGAACTACGTTTTTTTGCAGAAGCAGCAGATAGTGCCGCTTTAGTTGTCACTATGCTATCTGGTAGAATTTTTGAAGATGCAGCAAACGAAATCGAAAGTCTTAAATCTAAATCAGTAACCGTTACTGATTTGATTAAAGCGCAAAAAGCGTGTGAATTTCTATACTGGTTTGCTAAAGAAGATTATTTTAACAATTACCCCGATCGTCAATATGACGACGAAATTGTTGAATCACAAGAATTAGCGGCCGTTATGTCAAAAATTACAAGACATCTTATTGGAAATTTCCAAAAAGGAAAAAAGTAAGGGGTAACAATGTCTTCAATTTCTTTGAACGATATAGAATCAGCAAGAAGAATTGCTGATAGTCAAATAAACAAACTTATGCAGCAAATTATAAGCCCAAATAACAACAAGTATTCTACAGTCTGGATTCAAGACGTAGATACCAACAGCGATGAAGTAATAGGTTTAGAAATCATAAAAGATATTCTCTTCATAACTATAGCAAAGTACACTGAGACCGGTAACGACAGGAATTATAGAACTATCAGTCAGTTTGCTGTAGATCGAGAAGTTTTTCGTAGCGCGCTTGACTATCTAGATGTTATTGAAGATTAAAGTAATAGGTCAATGAAAGACACCGTTTCGATTGGAGCAATCAATCATGAAAGCTCAATGCGATAAATGCGAAAAAGAAATCCTTGTTTCTGAAGGATTTAACGCACACTACGAAAATAGTGACGATTGGCTGGCAGAAAATGGCCTTATTGTTATTGTTGATGGTTATTACGAAGGTTTTATCGACGATTACAATGAGCCAGCAATAAAGCTCCGTCTATGTCATGAATGTTCTGTTGATTTTTGGTCGCAAATTCCTAAACTTCGCAACCACAAAAATAAAGGCCTACATCCTTTAAAGCCCAATGAAGATTTTTGTTGTAATTACTCTTGGACTTTTAACGACAATACAAACGAAATTATTTATGCAGATGGGTCTAGTCGAGTAATCAATGGGTAGGATAATTTCAAAACATGTTCATCCAGATGAATCAATACCAGAAGAACTACTGCTGAAGGTTTATTGCTGTAGAGAATGGTTGATTTTGTCTATCAATTCTTGGGGAAGGTGTAAGATCTGTGGAAACAGACCGGTACGAGACTAAAATTCAAAATATAGCAGTTTTTCTTCCACTAGAAATGGTGGAACGCGAAGTAACAGGTAGTCACGAATTAGTGCAAGAAGATCTTAGAACTCTTAACGCAGCATGCCGTGCTGCATGGACTAGATTCAAAGAGTTTTCAGAGCCCTCGTAGCTCAGGGGATAGAGCATTGGTTTCCTAAACCATGTGCCCAAGTTCAAATCTTGGCGAGGGCGCTATGAGCAAAACTTATTGGTGGTATTTATCATTTTTTGACTATTTTCACCGCGAGTGTAAACCTTGGAGAAGATGTTGGTGCGGAAGATAGAAAATGTTTTGTATCATTGTAGCTTTTGTGCCAAATATCCAGATTTAGTAAAAAAAGGTATTAAAAAGTTATATATTTTTGATGATTTTAAACCATCAAATGAGAATTCTACAAGCTTTTTAGGTTACTACCAATGTATTGACATGGATATAAGTTACCCAGCGTAGGAGCAATTATGAATCCCAATCATAGTATTTGGCTTGCCGAGTTCATGAAACTTTACGAAGCCAGTCTTCCAGAACCAGAACTAATGTATGCCAATTCAATGTTAGCAATTGTTGCCAAATACGGTAAACTTGCCGATAGAGACGGCAAAGGTATTTGGGTGGGTTACGTAGAATCCGAAGACAATGACAATTTAGAAATTGGCGTTAAGTGCAGCAATTGTTACTTTTACGAAAGTGAAAATGTTTGCAAAATTGTTGCTCGCTCAATTGAACCTAATGGCTATTGTCGTTTAGCTGCAATTCCTGACGGAATAGTAAATTCGCCCAGCAACGATGATGGCTCAGACGACTAATTTGATATGTCGGTCGCTAATGCGCTATATTGGTTAAATGAATAACACGACAAAAGAAGAGTTACAAAATCTTCTTGAACAGATGACTTGGCTGGAAGCAATAGATAAAATCTGGCTTGTACAATTAGCAGATTTGGTTCCCCAAGAAATTCATTTAACTATCATAGATTTAGTAAACGTGTGTAAAGGTTTGCTAGAAACTAGTCTTGCACTGCAAGATGTTCTAAAAAAAGTTTACATTTGCGATGATGAAAATTCAAGCATTAACCATAAAATAGCTGTTCATAAAGCAGAAGGACTCATTTCCTCTAATGAAGCGTTGCTTTTAGATAAATTATTTAACGATGAATTGTTTGAACTCTTCACCAAGCCAATGTCAAACGCTATAAATTAGCGAAAATCTCTTATAACCCTGAAGAAAGGAGGCTAATAGTTCCGTCCCCCTAACAAGGAGAATTATTTTGTCTATATTAACGTATAATAAAAACATTTTAATTGTTGTATTTGTAGTTATATTTATAGTATCTTCCCTATTAATGATATTTGGTAACTCTCAGAGTACCGGAAATCCCTCAGCTTCTGCAGAAAGCATTAGCTACCATATGACCATCAGCGACTCAGTAAGTTACGATGTGAACGCAACTGTTGCCGCTGAAATAGAGAAGATCGTTAAATATGTTGAAGAAACTGAACGTCAGAAACAAGAGGCTGCAGAGAAAGCCCGCGTTCAAAGACTTGCGACTGCACCTAACTATGATCCCGGAAATGGATCTCGTTGGGATCAATTAGCTCAGTGTGAAGCTGGCGGTAATTGGTCTGCTAATACCGGAAATGGTTTCGGTGGAGGTTTGCAGTTTATGCATCAATCAAGTTATTCAACATGGTTATCATTTGGTGGTGGCGAATTTGCGCCTCACCCCTGGGAAGCATCCAGAGAGCAACAAATTGTAGTGGCCGAAAAAGTCCTTTCCCGTTCCGGGTGGAATGCTTGGCCTGGTTGTTCCCGAAAATTTGGATGGCTATAATGAAAACCGCACATCAAAGTTAAAAAGTTTTAATTGTAATTGATAAAAACAAAAGATGGACTAAGGGGAATCATATGGTTCCCCTTATCCTTTATGGAGGGCTTATGTTTATACAACCTGAGGAAGAAATTCCTTCTAACAATAAGGAAGAAAAGCTAAAAGCTTTAGAATATTATAAAGATTATATTCTAAACGGGCGGCAAATAGTACTTTCTTGCTTTGTCTATTGGGCGGATGACAAAGTTGTTCGTATAGAAGCACCAAACTTTGAAAGTGAGCAAGAGTTTTACAAGCAGCTTGCTTCAATCATGCTGGTGCCGAGTACAATTGTGCCTTCTCATGTTCTTATAGTTTTTGGTTATGCTGTTGAGTATGCTGACGGAACCGTAAAAGATTCCCTCGTAACTGTTAGCGCAAACGAAGCAGGTTTTGTTGCAGAACCTTTCCCGTTCAACGTGGTAGATAACGAAGTTATCTTTGATGAAGAAATCCTCATCTCTGAGAAACCATGTTATTCAGAAGAATTGAATGAGATTGTAGCTATGGGCATGAAATTGACCAGGGGTCCTGATCTCCCTTCTAACGTTTTGATGTATTTAGCCGAAAATAACTTCAATGTTCAATTTTTTGGCGAGTATCATATAGACAAAATTGATGAAACAGCTCTTGGTTTCAAGATTTAACCGCTAGGATAAAACATGGAATACAAAAGTTTAAAATCTTCCCACGATATAGATGAAATGTATAGCGTTTGGGAAGAAATGGTTAGGTACGCGTGTTATCCTAGCAATATGGATATAACAGATAAGTATTTTAATCTTTTAAATGAATATTATTCAAATCCACGCAGAACTTTTTCTAACTGGAATTTAATACAAAACGCTTTAGATTGCCTAATGCAACTATCTCAAAGCAAATTTTCCATTAAAAATAAAGACCTACTTATCCTTTCTACATTGTTAGCTTTTACTCATTTTGATGCATATTCATGCACAGGTTTTGAGAAATCTGCTTATGAATCTTTAGATATCTTAGATAAACTAGGTTTACCTTCAGATGACATAAAGATTATATTTTCACACATTGTCAGTTTAAATATTCCATTTGATTACGATGAGAACAAGAATTTTTCGTATCACGTGTTCAGAGATTCCTGCTTTTACTGGCTTCATTCTGAAACAGATGTTTATCGTGAAACAATAGAATGCATGAAACAAGAAAGTGTTGTGCTTGGCGATACATGGTTTGAGTCAAGGAAAATGTTTATAATCTCTGGGCTAGAATCAGAATGCCTGATGCATACAGAAGGATTAGGCGATCAATGCTACAAGCATAGTGTAGTTCAAAACAATCTTTTAGATGAATTGAATAGCATGCCAAAGTACGATCAATCTTTTGCAGCGTCGTAAATCAAGCGGGTATGGCGAAATCGGCAAACGCAGAGGACTTAAAATCCTTCGCCCTAGGGCTTGTGGGTTCGAGTCCCACTACCCGCACAAAGGAGCAAAAATGGATGATCCAATTCTGTGCGACAAACATGAATGTTGGTGCAAAGCCACAATTATAAACTCTACATACGTCAAACTTCCTTATTCTATAATAGAAGACATTGTAGAAAACGGTTTTACAAACGTACAGACACTAGATTTCCTTATGAAAGCTTTTGAAGTGGTTTAAATGAGTTTTAACGTCTTGAAATATGACGAAACATCTGCCAAAGATAATATTGGCCTTAAAGTTTCTAAGGCAGAAATTTTAACCTTAGATAAACTAAGAGAACAGTCTTTGGAACATGTTTCGGGTGGAAGTTATAACATGGTCGCCAAATGGGTAAAAGGATCACGGTCTGCCTTAGGTTACAACAAACTCGATAGAAGAGCTACCACCATAAATGATGCTTACCCAGATATATGTGGTGTTCACGCGGAATTAGATTTATTCTATAAACTTCCTCCAGTAAAAGGGGGCACTGTTTATGTTGCCGGATCTCGTGCGCGCAGCTTAACCTACATGCCTAACACTTCACCGTGTATTTACTGTAAAACAATCCTAGCCGAAACATACGTTCGCTATATCGTTTTTTATAATAATGACATTCCAATTAAAATGCCTCTCATCAAATGGACAATACTTTAGATGCAAACGTTTCTTCCATATAAAGACTTTCAAAAAACCGTAGAATGTTTAGATTACAAACGCTTAGGCAAGCAACGTGTCGAAACAATGCAAATTATGAACGTACTTTGCGGCCTAAGTTCTGGTTGGGCAAACCACCCGGCAGTCCTTATGTGGGAAAATTATGAAGAAAAACTTCTTGAATATCAATTTGTCACCATAGCTGAATGGACAGCCAGAGGCTACAAAGACAATGTCTGCTTAGACAAAACTATTGCAGCCTTTGAATGTTTGAATGGTCCCTTTAAAGAACCTTGGTGGCTTGGTAACCATAACTTACATCAATCTCATCAAAGCAATCTTTTGCGTAAAAATTTCGAACACTACAGCCAATTCGGATGGAGTGTTCGAAATGATATAGAATACTGGTGGCCAACAAAAGAGGTACCAGAATGTCCAATCAAAATGTTAGCGACCGCTACTTTTCAATAAATGAATCTAAAAAAGTTAGATTTATACTTGACCAAAATGAGATAATAAGTTTGGTAGAAATACATACTAACACTTTCTCAATGATCAAGGAATATTTAAATGCAAAAAATAGACTATAAAAATTTATCAAACAAAGATGTAAAACGTTTTCTATCTTATTGCAGTAAAAATGTTTTATACTCATTTCTTATAGGATCAACTTTTTTAGCTTTAGTAAAAAACTACAAAAAAGCTATGATCAACGAACAAGAATTCTCTATGTTTAAATACATTAGGGAAATAGAGGAAATGGACAATAGTGAGAACTTTAAGCATTGACGGCGGCAAAGATTCTGTCGAATTGCCAAATGAGCTCTACGTTTTACTTGGTGGAACTCTAGGACGGCAGTACAATGATTGTACCTACGATTATTTGGGCGAATATTTGCACACAAATCAATATTACACAAGCAAAAAAGAAGCTTTAAAAAACTATTCTGATACAATAAAAAGCACCTATGGTGATATGCGCATTTACGAAGTGTATGATCTCATGAACAATACGAACCATCAAATTGTCCATAGCGCTTTAACCTCTGAAGGTTCAATTAGCTACGACGAAAACGAAATGACTGTATCTGATGCAATTATGGTTTTAGAAGAATACTATTCGGCAGATAGTGAATTAATTTATAGCGTTTTTAATAACTTTTTAAAAATAGTGAAACTAGAGAAATAATGAAATACGTTGTAAATATTGAAACTAGCACCGGAGAAGGTCTAGTTTTTATAGAAGATTTTGAAAAAGAATTCCCAATCTATGATAGAAGTTACATTCCTTTTGTTGATGAGGATATGTGGCCATTAGAGCTTTTGACAAAAAGTTCAGTGGTGATCGAGTATAAAGACTGGTTTTACAATAGGCCTAATAGCCGAATTGTTTCAGTTATGCTAGCACCTGCATTTGATCATGCACCAGAGTACATTGACAAAACTGAACAACTTGCTTTTGATTTAGCTATCCAGGGAGGCAATCAATGTCGAGTTGTTATGCGTGATGGAACTAGTGAACTGATAGGGCCTGGATTTATAAAAAATCGGGTAAATTTGTGGGTTGCCAAAAATATGGTTTATAGAGCGGAATATTTTTGATGGACCCAGATTTTTTAGTTTATTGGTGGAAAAGTCAATCCCCAAAAAAGAAAATGGGTTACTATTTTTTAGTGGTAACTTCTTTATACATAAGCATAAAGGTGATTACAGGAGCATAGATGCAAGATTATCTCGAATTGGAGTATGAGGATATTATTGAGGAGCTCTACGAGCCTTCAGAAGATGATCTTTTTGAAGAATATTATCTTCTTGAAGAAGAGAAATATTCTTATTCTCCAAATTGGTCAAACGAAAATTATTACGTTGAATACTGGGATGCAGAATGAAATTATGTCGATGCCTTGAAAAAAATCCAAATAACATGTATGAACAATGCCTTCTTCCGTGGGGACATGATCAGAAATCTCATGTCAGTGGATTTAGTGTTTGGAAAGATAGTGCCAAAACGCATAACAAAGAAAAACAAGAAATCAGAGCTTAAAAAAGCTGAAGATAAAATACAAGATATTTACGATAATCTAAAAAGAAAAGGGGAGGAGGAAAAACATGGTTAAAATTATTTGGGGCGATACAAGATTAAAATTCCAAAGTGCTGCAGGAACAACAATACAGCAAACTGTTGTGTCTAATAAACAGTATTTTACTGGGATTTCCCTAAACCACTCCCCAATGAAGGTTTTGAAGCGTAATCCCGTGACTAGCATGATCACAAGTTGTATTCAAGTTTCATGGGATTACGTTTTGCAAGACGATGATGAAATTGAGTTTTTCACTCCGGGAGGTATTGTGGAATTAGAAAGACAAGCCTCTCTTTAAAATGCCTCTTTAGTATAACGGCTATTACACGGCTCTTGTAAAGCCGAGATCAGAGTTCGATTCTCTGAGGAGGCTCTTACTACAACAGCGGGGCTGACTGGTTTCGATTTTGGGTCCAGGAAACTTTTGCGTGCAACCCGTCTTGCTCAGAGACGTTAAACGGGGCACAAAAATAAACGCCGATGATTACGTCTGCGATTGGGATGCCGAACTGGCCACTCTCCTCGTTGAGGAGGGTGCACTAGTCTGACTAGTGCCCGGGGCTTATCTAGTGCCTGTCAACGGAAACTAGAGGGACAATTTGGAAAGACAAATAGACCAACAGGAAAGACTGTTTGACTTCCGAGAAAGCGCGGATGGTGGAATCGTGAAGCTCCCACAGAGCCGATCGGCCCTAGCGACCCGTCGCTAAAACGGGAATGGTTGTATCACAATAAAGTTTCACCCGAAAGACGGGGGTTCGATTCCCCCCAGCTCCACTATGATAGAAATTATCAAATCAAAATACGAAACGTTCACGACAATGTATGGGGAAAAGTGGCGTGAAACAAAATCATGCAAATCGTTGATACGATTAGAGCCCCAAATAATGAAATATAGCTATGCTTCAAAAGAATACTATATTTCTGTTCCGTGGACATATTTTGTAGTATATTCCACTAAAACATTATGTAACGTAGGGCAGTTAGGGGAAACAGGTAGAAGTAGCTTTTTAGATATATACTTTAGTTCTAATCTAAAAGACGATCCGTTTTTATTTAATGCGCCTTTAAGCAATTATTCAATCAGCTACCTTTGTTTCTCTGGAACCTCAGATTACAGGCGAATAGAGCAAGAACCAGAGTTTGCAAGATCAGAGTTTCTGCAAAATGCCTCAATAGATTTTGACCCTATAAAAACTTTCAATGACCTGTATAGTGTATTCATGAATGATAAAGGCAATAATGATTTTCGCTTTATAGAACAATTATCTTGTAATCCAGTTTTACTGTGGTTTTATACGCAATTAAATCGCAAGATTAAAAATTGGCCTCAGTACTTTCTTACTTGGCAAAGACGTGGAGAAATTCCAATAGATTTTTGGCCAAGTTCAAACACAGAAATTGACAGCAATTATAAAGCTAACAATACAATTGAATCTGTATGCTCTAAACATGATCTTAATGAAATAGTTTGCGTTTAACGCAAACGGCAGATACCTAGGTGGTATTAAAGGGTTCGAATCCCTTTATCTGCGCCGGAGGCCGATGTATAAGCTACGAATATCAAAACCCCCATCTAACCGGAAAAGGGGGGAAGCATTATCCATCTGAAAGGCATATTATGAATTTTGATTGTGGAGAATGTTTAGTCGCAAATGAGCATAAAAGTTTTGATTTAGTAATTATTGATTCAAATAATTTTCATCTCGGAAAGTATTGCGACTTTGCATGTCTGCAAAAAGATGTTGAAATTCTTTCCAAGAAATATAAATCAGAATCAAACAACACAAAAAATAGCGAAAACGCATCTTTACTCAGTGATTTAACAATGCTAGATATTGAAAGTTTTTTTCTTGGAGAACAAAATTCGTCATACGAATACCTTCTTCCTTCACATATAATTATTAATCCTGCAACAATTGATCTCCTAAATCAAGTCTTTCATAAATCTTCCCCTATTTTACAAACACAAATTCTTTGTTACTGGATTTCGTGTGTAGAGCCATCGGCAAATGGGCCTAATGTGGATTCATTTGAAAAAGTGAGGCTTCCAAAAACTTTTTTGAATGGAGCAAAAATCTCTACTGACGATAACATGGAAATTGTAGTTGTCAATGGAGATCCCGTAAGCGGTGATAATAATTTTGTTGTAAAGATTAAAGACAAAATTCATTACGTTTCACCTTTAGAGGTTGTGTTTCAGCCCTACAGTGTTATACCAAAGGACGAAAATGAAACCGCTGGTTCACTCTAAGCTTTCAGTTATTAAATTTGGCGGGACTATCGATGATTACATTGATATTCACGAATTCTTAGACAGTTCTAAAGCGCACATTCCAGACATGCGTCATCGTGCAATATTGCATTCTAGTTTTGGTATATACATTGCGCAAGAATTATTTGGTGTTTACCGAATAAACTCCAACAAAAAAGAATACAGCATACGAGACATATGCGAAAACCATATTCTAGAAGACTTAGGATGTATTCCCACAGTTGCGCAATGGCTAGATGGCTTAGAAACTGCACCCTGGATGTTGGGTTTTTCTAAAACTTTCAAAAAAATGGAGTTAGTTGACTGATGAGTGTTCTGTTGTTAAAAAAAGATTTACATCAGCTTGTAAAATCATACGTAAACATTAGATATGAATTTAAGACCACCTTTCCGCAAGCTTTTTGCGAGCATTTATACGAACTAAGAAAAGGTTTTCCGTACTTTGAATCGTTTGGTTTCTTTGTGGAGACCTACTACGATGAAGATACAGATAGCTATGCAACTCCATTTATAAGCACAATAAACTATAAGGTTGACTTGTCTGCTTTTGTGGATACTTCTCTACATCGCCCTTGGCTTTACGTAGAAATGCAAGCAAATAATTTGTTTATGTTCCCGAGTATCTTTGGCCTCAAAAAAGTGGATAAAGATAATAATAAGATTTTTATTGATGACGATTTCTTTGAGGCACTTTACGAAATTAAAACGTTAGTACAACAAGTTGGTGACGCTATCGTTTCCTCGCTTATGCATTATCAAAGCGATCATGTGAATACAGTAATTATTTTTGACATCGCAAATAAAACTTTTAATGTTGAGGAACTGTAATGGTATCGTCAGCTACGCCGACAGTAGAAGAGATACTTGATCTTATAGATTTTGGTGTTTCTGAGTTTAAGAACCAAAAACTTTGCGATTCCGACAAGGTAACAGATATTCTTTTAGATATCAGGAATCTTGTTAGTTTATCCGACGAAAAACTAAATTAAACTAAAGGTCAAAATGTTACAGACATTAGATAGCATAAGCAATGAGGTTTTAAACGATATAGTCTTTTTAACTTCGGAAGAAAAAGTTGCAATGCTAGAATTTATTGCGACAGAATGTGCAGCTTCCATAGTTCAAGGCTATGATGTTAAAATTCCAGAAGTAAAACTTATAAAGATCTTTTTCTATCTTTTAACTGGCCATAAAATTTGGAATGGTAAAACCGTTTATTCGGAAAAAGAATTAGATAATATACTAGCATTTTACGACCGTGCGCCAGATTTTATTCAGTCTAAAATAGAATTACTTATGGAAGAATTAAAAGAAGAAATTTTCGGTCCACCTCAATAGGACTATTATGTTGATAGAAGTTGTGTGTGATGGCGCAGCACGCGGACAAGGTCAAAAAAAGACCGGTGAAGCCGCATGTGGCGTGGTTGTTTACAAGAACAAAAAAGAAATAGCTAGATATGCTCGCGGACTTGGTAAGCGAACCAATAATGAGGCTGAGTACGAAGCAGTGATAACTAGTCTTTTGATCTGTTCTATGGCGCAACTTAACGACCCAATAATATATTCTGATTCTGCCGTTGTGGTAAACCAAGTAAATGGGAAATGGCAGTGTAGGAATGAAAATCTTTACACTCTTTTAAAATCGATTAGAATTATTCAAGAAGAATTTCGGTTTAGAATCCAACATGTCGCTCGATCATATGTTAGCGAAGCAGATAAGCTCGCTAACGTTTTTTTGAATGAACTAGCGAAAGACAAAATTGCCAACTCCATAACCTAAGGATCTCTTTTGAGTACCCAAAACCCGTACCTAACCGGTGATGAAGACTCAGATCTTTTTGAAGATTCAAATCCTCAAAGTGGTCAGAAAGTTGTTGGCTTTATCGGTCCCGATGGGAGACAAATCCCAGACGAACTTGCTGAAGCCCTAAAAAAGTATATGGGAGATGATGTAGTAGTTACATCATCTTCCATACCTTACGTAGTTTTTGCTGTTTCTGAAATGCAAAGTTTCTTTTCAAATATACTTAACAGCAATTATGAATCGCCACTACTTCTTGCCTTGTATGATGTCGTAAACCATATGAGCGAAGGTGTTTTAGATAAGTACCTGTCGTATTATGAGATTCGTCAAAAAATCATTTTTATTCATACAATCAAATTTTACTCTAATACTTTGCTTGAAATGAGTGAGCGTTCTAAATCAGAAGAAGAACACGCTAAAGTCGATTTTTATCTACGTAACTATAATGATTATCTTGATTGGAAGCTAAACAAACTACAAAACTCTTATCTCATTTCTTGTGAAGACCTTGGAATAGACGTAGATAATAGTCTCTTAGAGTTTGGGAAGTTTGATGATAAAATTTCCAAACAATTATATGTTGCATCTTATTCTACTTTAATTATTAAAAATAGACTATCTCCAGAAAACGCAAATCAAAATGAATCAGATTTTAAAGATTGATGCAAAAACCGAAGACGATGAAGAAGAACTTCCATTACCACCATATAAAGCTTTAGAGCATTTTTACCGGCATCTTCAAACAAGTAAGAAAAATTGGGCTCCATTGTCGAGTTGCTGGGCGGTTGATGTTGGAACAATGTTTCCGCGCAGCCACGCACAAGAAAAATCTGTAGCAGAAGAAATCTGCACTACTTGCCCAGTGACTCGACAATGCCTAAAACTAGCGTTAGTCAACCAAGAAGACTACGGTATTTGGGGGGGGTATAGTTCTAAAGAAATTCAAAACACCATAAGGCACATAAAAGAGTCTTATGGAAATATCTGGATTTCTTGGGATATGGAATCAGAATTTATAATTGATTCTATAGTTGCACAAATGCATGAACGTTTCATCAAAGAAAATGGAATAGATGAAGACGTTCTAGCAGAAATTTTTGCTGAACGTTTAGACAAAATAGATTTACGTTTATCAGAATTAAAGTTATAAACAACAATGACTGTATTTATTTTAATCGGAGCAATATCTAAACTCTTAAATCTGCGTTTAGATCAAAAAATAAATAAAACAAATTTAATTGAAAGACATAAAGCGAGTTATGGATCAGACACACAAAACGATAAAAGATATACAGTTATTTTTTGACAGTATTTATTTTGATGTCCAAATGGGTGGCGCAAGCCCATTTTCGGGAACAAAGGAAGAATATATAATAAGACTTATTACTCGTAGCATTGTAGCACTCTGCACTGCTTGGTGGTCGGTAAGAGAATTACTCGACTACATCCAAAAACGTCAAACCTCTAACAAGGGATTCAACTTTGACAGTACAACCTTCGCATGAAAGGTTGCCTAACAGTCCAATAAATTCTTTCAGATTCAATTCCTCTAGCGCTTCTTTTGCCAGAGCAGAAGTAGAGCTTCAACTTGAAGCGCTAGAAATCCGAATTGAAAATATTGTAAAGAAATTTACCATCGAAGGCAACCCTATACTCGGTCTCATCCTTCAGTTAACTCATGATCAGGAAGAGCTAGCAGGTTTGGCAAAAGGATTAGGAAGACTTGCTGATCTTATTGGTCCCTACGACGAACTTCAACAAAGAAAACAACTTCTTGATATCGCCGAAAAAGACCCCAACTGGCTTGCTTGGGCTTTTGGTGATTTTGATGAAGAAATAAATGAAACTATCAAAAAGTTTTTTAGCGTAGACGAAAGTTAACTAAAATGTCTTTAGGCATGAATTTTGAATATACCCTAAATTCAGATAACGTAGTTCAAAGCATTGCAAATATGCCTACGGCTAACGCAAAAGAAAAGTCTCTTATTGATTTTTTTGTAGCGTTGAAAGATCAAGTTTACTTTGAAACTGGGTTGCTGCCCCTTGACGGATCGGGCACTCTTTCGATCCGTCAAGCCCTTGGGCATATGCAGGTAGTGTTCCAGCATGCCCCTGGTCTCTACAGGGTCATCTGGGGTAATTCTGAAGGTGATCCAGAAGCCCACACATACGACCTTGCAATGCCTTACCGTATTGTTATTGGTGATTTTGTAGACGGGGAATTTTATGGCGCTCGTCATTTTTACTCTGTAGAACCAATAACAAGCAAGGAACAAATACTTTTTCACGTTAACCTTCCAAATCTAAACTGTAAAGGTTACGGCGCAAAAGTAAATGGAATTGGCAACGGTGTAGGCTGGATATGCCTTTACCACAACAAACCTTCTATCAAAGATTTAAATGTTGGCCAAAAAATTGCTAACCTCATTGACCGCGCTGGTGGTGGTGAAGCCTACAACGATGCCAACATGAACGAAACAGACGGACCACGATTTTATGAAGAGCAATACTTTAAAGAAATAACTTCTGATCCGTCTTTAAATATATATGATTTTGAATATCTTTGGGATCCAAGCGCTTGGGAAGAAAAATCTTCTTCAGATGGTTTTGGGTGGACACTCGATCCAAGTCTGTGGATTCCCGTAAGGGTAAAAGGCATTGACAGTCAAGATAGGCACTGTGATGCGCCTGACGCTGACTTTTTAACCGTAGGTATGGCTATGGACGGGAAATATCGTGCGTACTATCACGATGCAATGTTTCCTAAAGCTTATCAAAAAATCAGTCGTCCAGACTTAGAAAACCCAGATTCCAAAGATATAACCGCTGGGTTAACAAAAGCATTTAATGCTGCCGTCCCACTGCAAGTGTCTACAGAAAAACCGGTATCAAACCCTATTATCCCAATCAACACTGGTTTTTACTGCATAGAGTGTAAAAAGAACTACGATGAAAAATCTTTTCATGTAGAGTCATCAGATGGCGTTGTATGCGAAATTTGTTTACATGACTATTACGAACTTTGTCTGTCATGCGATATTCATCACCACTATAGTCAACTTTATTATTATAAAGATAATTTCCACTGTCAAAAATGTCTCGAATTAATACATTGTCCTGAATGTTCTTTGCTTATGCCATCAATTGATATTGAAGAAAAAAATCGTTGTCCTCAATGCAATTTTGTGTCAGAAGAAGATTTTTCAACTTTGACACAAATGATCGCTGATGTATTTTCTACTCCTTAAAGGAAAGTAATGACCACTACTGAAGAATTTCAACTAATTCCACTAGAGGAACTAAAGCAGTTTGATCTGCCAAACGGTATGCCATGCTTTATTGGCGATGTCGCAGATATATGCCAGCATGTTGAAGCGCACGGATACACTTTCTATTACGTCATTGGTGTCGAGCAGTACAACATAACAGAAAATAAAACTACCAAGACTTCTGTTAGGCCATCAATATTCAAAGTTGTTTCCACTATAGTTTCTAGGTCTGTAACCGTAGCTAATCCTGACGAACTTGGTCTTGACACTATGCGTAGTCAGGCGTGGTACTCTTTGCCTTTAATTCCGTTTTCTTTAGTGCAGATGATGGACGATTTCTTTCGGGAAGTAGAAAATATCTACAATACCGAGTCAATTGTGCTGTTGACATATGATCCCAGGTTTGCCGAGTCAGAACATCCCAGCGATGGTTGGGGTGTTTTGGTCCCAGATCAGGAAAATACTGCGGGCGATTGCCGTTACGATCATGAGTCAATTGTTTCTGAAAAAGATGAAAATGTTTATCTAGTTGGTTCTGCGCATTCGCATCCAAATATGGCTGCCTTTGCAAGTGGCACAGATCATAAAGACCAAGCTGATTTCCCCGGAATCCATATCACTTATGGCTGGCAGAAAAGCGTCAACAATAATGCAACTCAGTACTATATTGAGCTGCAGACTCCTGGCGGCGCTTTCACAATGGATCCCGATCAGGTTTTTGAATCGCTCCCAAAAGGGCAGCCTTCGCCAGAAATTGATAACTGGCTTAAGAAGGTAACGAAAAAGACAGCCACTGTCGGCACACCAAGTTCGGGCTACGCGTATTCAAACTATGGTTACGACAACTACAGCAGTGGCAGGCAGTACTCTTCCAGTTCTGCCTCGTTTAGGTCAAAGACGGTTAAAGTTCCTGCTCATTTCCCCGACCCAAAAGAAAACACGATAGTTGGTGAAGTAATAATTGGGGAAGATAAGTGCCCGTTCTGCGAAACCCGTCTTATCAAATCCGATATTGATAAGCGTCGTTGTTTAAGTTGCCATTCTTTCTTAATGTTCGAAAAAGATGGTGACTGCCTCGAAGATATACTCAAGATTCGCAATACTCAAGGTATATTTTCTAATGAAATTGATATCGACAAAAGTCCAGACAAAAACATTTACGTCTGGACTAGGTCGGGACAAGAAAAGATAGAACTTGTTTACGGATCCCCAAAGGGGTCTACAGCTTCGGGAAAAGCATAAGTCGTTCAAATGGGCATGTCAATCATAATGATTGGCTTGGTTACTGCAAAAACTGTTTTGCCCAATTGAACGACCATGAAGAAACTTTTTCATCCTGCCCATATTGTTCTGTTGCCTATGACGCAATTCAAACCACAGATGAAATATTTCTCATTAACTGTCTCAACCCCAATTGTAGTGGGTTTGTTGAGTACGGAGATAATGACTGCATGAAATGTGGTGTTGAATTCACCGAAACAGATTGGGACCTGTATCTTCAGCAAGCATCTTTTGAAGATATTGAAGCAATAAACCGCTCTTCTGCTAATAACGAACCATTAATGATTTGTTGTCATAAGAATTGGTCTGACTGCTTCTGCGAAGTCCCTATTGATTGGGATGATACCGATAAAATTCCAGTTGATATTTGGAATCAAATATATGGGGATCACAGCCCAGGTGGTTGTAGTAACTGCATGTATCAATATTCAGAAGAGTGTTTACCTTTGACGGGTTATGTTGTCAACTTTATTAAAAACGGTGTCATCGGTGAACCTGTAACTATATGTTCTGACTTTGAAGACGATAGATACGTAGCAGAATCTTTAATGTCAATTAACTATGGAGATTTTTGATGGAAGAAAAACGCGTCATCATTGTTGGCGCAGGAGGCATAGGTTCGCTACTTTCAAGGTCTATTGCTATGACACTTGAATGGCGCATGCCAGGTTCTGCGTTAATCATCGTAGACGGCGATAACTTTGAGGCTAAAAACAAACAACGTCAATTCTTCAATGGTGTTGGTAACAAAGCCGAAGTTCTAGCCGCTGAATTGACCCCGCAATTTGAGCGAACATTTATTATCCCAATGCCGTATTGGGTTGTAGATAAAGTTGGGGTAAGTAAAGATGAAGAGCAAGAAGATGATGGTTCACCAGTAGCGGGTAAAATTGCTGCTGGTGATCTTCTTGTTGAAAATGATGTTGTTTTTGCCGTTGTTGATAACTTCAAAGCGCGCAAACAACTTATCGATGCTGCCACCGAATTAAACAACGTAGATGTTTTTCTAGGTGGTAACGACGAAAGATATTTTGGTTCAACCTATCACTATGCAAAACGTGACGGAATTGAACTAGTAGATCACCCATCGGTATGGCACGAGGAATATGTAGACCCTCCTGACCGTAACCCTGGGGAAATGTCGTGTCAAGAACGAGCGCAACTCGATGGAGGAACGCAACTTCTTGCTACGAATATGGCCGTGACTGCAGCCCTGCTGGCACGGTTTAATATGGTCATTGTTGAGGGCAAAGATCCGGCTTCTAACTCGGAGTATTTCTTTGATTTGGAAGCCGGTTTGGCCCAAAGTTTTGATCGCAGCGTTAACGTTAACGAGTTAGTTTACCAAGGAGCATAACATGCAGCAGGCATCATCTTCAGGCGCACAGAGTGGCGGCGCCGCTCAGATACGCTACGGTGTTTACAACAACCCAGGTAACCACGTAGGCAAGAGTGTTTCTGACCTTCGTAATCAGTTTGGTTCGATGTGGGGCATTCCCACCGATGCCAGCGCTTACAAGGGCAAAGAGAAGTTGGATGACACCTACGTCATTCAGCCTGGTGACAACATCGAGTTCCATCGCCGCGCTGGCGAGAAGGGCTGATAGTCACTTCGGTTTCCCTGCGGTAGGGGGAATAACAAATCTCTCTACCGCAGGGGCTACCAAAGGGGTGGTTACTATAAAAATTTCAGACGAAGCAGTAATGCTACTTGACTACATTGCTGCCAATAAAGCCGTTACCTCCATGGAGTTACGTGGAGCAAAACTTGTTACCCAAAAAAGTTTTCTCTCATCACGCAAAGAATTATTGCACAATCGTTTAATAAAACGCAAACAAGACCTTCACCCTCGGACTAAACGAGGCAGAAGAGCAGACATTTGGGTTCCGACAAGATACGGTTTAGAATATCTTGGTATAGAAATACCTTCTAGCTATATAGAAGAATCTCTTTATGATATATCTGTGAAGAGACAAATTTCTGTAGCAGAGAAATCTTCTATAAATATAGATCTTAGCTCCGGATACTGCGTTATGCTACCAGAACTATCCGTTGAGCCCAAAGAATTGATAGACGCCTGTTCTGTCAATAAATCTCAATTGTTTTTAGTTGAACGAAATCGTTCGACTTTTGAGCAAATTGAGAGAAAATGGCCAGAAGCAAAGGTTTGGAGTGGCGACTTAACAGACGCCATAAGATCTTTGTCTGCTGGCTCAGTGAGTTACATCCATGCTGACTTTATGTCAATATTCGGCGAAGAAACAATTAAATTAATTTCATCAACCAAGAATAAATTGACCCATAACGGATGCTGGTTTAGACTCACTAACACCGCAATGTCTTTTAGAGATAACTGGAACTCCAGACAACTTCTATGGAACGTAGTTGCAGAAAATCTATTAGACTTGCATGATATGGGCTTGCTAAACTATGACCAACTACGACACTATTTGCTTTATTCAAATAATGATTTATTGCACAGCGCGTGGATGAGTTGGTCATGTTTGGTCAAAACACATATCGAATCAGATATGGCCGTTGTTCCAAAAGGCATTATCCATTATAAGGGTAATAAAGCATCAACTCCAATGGAATCTCACTGGTATAGTATTTATCCGAATAATAATACTAAAGAGTGGGTCAAAAATTCATTGGCTGAGATAGTAAGGCTTTTGAATAACGCTAACTCTAACTTCTACGATAACCAGAATATACAGATTAATGAATAAAATTCAAGGAGAAACAATAATGACACTGACTGATGCAAAGCGCGACAAGGCTTACGACATGTTTTCCAAGGGCAAGACCAGCCAGGATGTCGCTAAGACCCTCAAGATCAGCGTTGCTTCCGCCGCCGCTATGAAGGCCAACTGGACCCGTAATGCTGAGCCCAGCATCTACGAGATCACCGGTACCTTCTGGGTAGAGGCTCCGAACCGCGAATCCGCGATTCAGTCCTTCCGTCCCAAGAGCGTCAACGGAAACCGCATCCTCGACGTCGAGACCGAGAGCGTACACAAGCTCTCCGCCGATGAGGTTGACGAGCTTTTCGTCTGAAGAGTAGATAGTTAGTCTGTACGCCCCAGTTTGCACTTATGCTCCGTAAAGTGTAAACTGGGGCCCAGGCTAGAAAGGGAGAAATGGATAATAACAATTCTATACTCAGAGCAGAAAATCTTTTAATTGATGTTCTGGGTCCAGAATTAGAACAAATAATTTCTCTTATAACTTCCGACCCGGGTAGCGCGGGCTCATCTTTTATAGAAATGCCGACGTCAGACGATATAGACCTAACGGTAGAAGATCTAATGTCACTTGTGGCTAGGACTTCAAACAACTATGGTCGTATTGCCAGATTTGCCGGCATAGCCCGCGCGCACTATAAACTTGCCGAAGGAAGATACAAGCGTAAATTCAAAACGGCATTAGGTGGCGCAGCAAAAAACGCTCAAGAGCGTGAAGCAAATGCTATAGCTGCAGCAGAAAAAGAATTTATAGAAATGTCTATCCTGGAAGCAATAATAGAATTAGCGGAGGCACAAGAAGTTGCTGCGCGCATTGCTTCAGAATCATCTAGGAAACTTCTTGACAAAGTTCAAGCAATACAAGTTGCCTCTTCCCGAGAAGAAAAAGGATGGCATAAAGAAAGTGACTACACATATGGGTAAAGTCAACTATTACGGCATGTACACCACAATGGTAGGTGCCGTTTCCTTGTCGTTGCTCAGCAAGCCGCAAGACACAACAAAATTCCCTCCAGGGATCTTCTATAAAGACGCCGGTTGGCGATTTGTAAGGTATTACCGTGCTTCAACACCGTCTCAAATAGACAATCTTGAGCAGTGGGCTCAAGAATCAAACATTGAAACAGGCGTCACTCTTACCTTTTAGGACTAAAAATGGAACTCATCCAACACCTCCGTATTGGTTCGCCACTGATATGGGTCAACACTGTTGAGCCCGATCGGACCATCGAACTAATTTCTCAATTTGCCAACCGCGAAGTCT